TGGGTGGATTTAACGCAGGTGGGGACACTGTAAGATTCACAATAACCCGCTCTATTAATGATAATGGTAATGATCCTTATGGTGGTTGCACGGCTGATTTCACTGCTCACTCCAGAGAATGGCATGGTGGCCAAGAAACTTGCACAGTATTCTATACACAACATGGTAGTGCTCCATACGGTCAATATATTACTAACGCGGGTCCAAGAGATCTAGCTGGAAACGGTTATTGGTTCTATATGAGGGTCCTTCAAGGCGTGACCTATAAAGTCTATGTTCACGCTGAGTCGGGGCCAATGGGTAATTTTGATCCGGCTTCTCAGACTGACCCAGGAAGCGTACCAGCTGTCTATACTGGATTTAATATACTCGGAAGTGGTGGTAATTCTGCAGATTTTGTAGCCCAGAATAACTCTTTTGGACTTTCTAGTGTAAGAGCTCCAATATTCTATGACTATAATGATACCGGATTTTATGATGATCCTGCTTCTACCTCTAATTTAAATCTCGTACAAACCAGGGATCTTAGAGCACTTGGTCAGATCAGAGCTACTGGTTGGTATAACTCAAATAGTGGATCTCATACTGGTCCCGCTATTGAAATTGGAGTGAGTTCTCCTGGTAGTAGCAATGGGTACATTCTCGCTTATAATAGAGATAATAGTTCATATATAAATATGAATTTCAATGCCACCGCATTTAATTTCGGTGGGCAGAGCGGCGGATTTCTTAACTGTGATACCAGTATAAGGTCACCGATCTTTTACGACTCTAATGACACTGGATATTATCTCGATCCAAATGCAGACAGATCCACAAACATCAATGGATTCTCATCCAGAACTGTAGAATATACAAAGGGAACGTATAAATACAACACTCCAAGACCAATTCATACTTCCGACACAAACTATTGGACCGGGACTATGGGTTGGGGTACCACCGATTTTAATAATGTAATGACCTGGGGATCTGGGTTCTTTGATACCTGGAGTTCTCCGTCTAATAGTCCAGGCGATACTTCACATTGGGTAGGTGTTCAGGCTTACCATTATGTAAATGCGGCAAATAGCGGATATGGTTGGCAACTTGCTGGTGGAGTTACTGATTCTCTATGGTGGAGACATTCTTGGCCAAATAATAGTTCTTGGTTCAAGGTTGCGATGTATAATAACAACGCAAATACATCTACATTCTATTCTACTCTTTATTATGATTCAAATGATTCAGGATACTATCTAGATCCTAATTCAACTAGTGACTCAGCTCTTAGGATAAGAGGAGGAGCTCTGCATGGTCCTAACTCAAGTTGGGGAGCATATTTACTCGTTGGAGGGGACGGTAGACAAAATTATACTAATAATACTACCACGGCCTCAGTATGTACTACAAACGGAAATCTCCATATAGATGCTGCTAGTGGATTTAATACATATATCAACCATTATGATGGAAACATAATCTATTTTGGTAATGGTTCAAATGGCAACTGGGGAGAATGGTCGGGTAGTAATTTCATAGCATATGGACCGGTTTACGGAACTATATACTATGATCGTGATAATAGTAGTTATTACTTAAATCCCCATAATGCCTCTAGATTAAATCTTCTTACCTCAGATTCAACGATTTCTTATAACGGTTATGAAACAGGTTACTCTGGTTCTAATAGTAACTTACCTAGAACAAATCGACCTTATGCTTTTGGTTTCCAAGAGAGTGGAGCTTGGTCTGGTACCTATCCAGATCTTGTACTTCAATATCATACCGGAGTAACACTTGCTGGTAATGCGAGTTATGACGGTATAACATTTAAGGCCGATTTTAGCGATGATACCGTAATCTTCAGAGTTAATGGTGGATCAAACTACCTATATAAATATCGGTGGATGTACACTACCTCAGATGGTTTCTACTCCGATACTAATAACGCCCATTGGAACCCGAACGTATCTAGCAGTTATGGTTCATGGAGAATGATTGGAGGTAGAAATGGTTGGACTGGTATCTATTTTGAGAATGCTGGAAATCAAGTCAATCACCTCATGTTTGATACCAGTAATAATGGTGGATTCTACTCACAAAGTTCTGCTAGATGGTGGTTATATTACAATTACGGGAATAATTGTTGGGGAGTTGGAACCTCTACCACTAATTCTGCGTACAATATCTATTGTCCAACAGGGGTTTATTCTGCAGGACGTGTAGATGGATCGATCTTTTATGATAGTAATGATACTCAATATTACATCGATGGAAATAGCGAATCTAGACTTTATAGGCTGAGAGTTGGTCCATATGCTGGATCTGTTCAGAGCGGAGGTCAGACTGGGCTCGAATTAGTTAACACCGGAGGTACTGGAGATGGTAATGTAGCAGCGATGTCTTTCCATTGCTCTGGATATTATGCAATGCACCTGCACCTCCGGCACGATGGTTACTTCGGGGCCGGCGGATGGTCTGCTTCCACCTGGCGTTGGTACGTTAACATGACAAATGGCGATATGACCGCCGTGGGTAACGTTACAGCGTACTCAGACATTAGACTCAAAGAAGAGATTGAACCACTGCAAAACTCTCTAGAGAAGTTAATGCAGATAAATGGAGTATCTTTCAGATGGAAAGATCTGCCGGAAGTTGTTGGTCACCCAGGCAAGAAGGACTTCGGAATCATCGCGCAAGAAGTCGAAAAAGTATTCCCAGAGGTAGTACATGAGTCGGCTCACGAGTCACCAGATGGTGATTCATACAAGACAGTTGCGTACGATAAGCTCGTCCCGGTACTTTTAGAGGCAATTAAGGAGCAACAAAAGCAAATCGATGATCTTAAAAAAGAGGTTGAAAGATTAAAATCTAAACTAGGAGAATAATAATGGCCCTTATTAAGGATTTTGAGATCCCAGACACTGGATTGGTTATCAAGGATGCCTATCATGTGATCACAAAAGTCGATACTGAGAAACGTCTCAATGATATCGCGCCTCCGCCAGACTCTTCTACTTCTACAGGTTATACCCACCGTAATAATTCAGATGAGTCCCAATGGGTGTATTGGAAGGCCGGATATATTGGTCGGATATCGATAGAGATTTACACAACCAAGCAAGCACGCGAGGAGGGAAAAAAGCCCATCGGAGCGATCTGTATCAACCCTACCGACGTTCAGGTTAACGGGTCCCTTACTACGGATATCAAGGATTTCGATTTGAGATTTTTTATAGATCCTACTAGTCAATCGAGCATAATTGACCAGGCCTACCAACATCTTCTCATGTTAGATTTTTATAAGGGCGCTATTCCTGATTAGTTGGTTTAAAGGTTTATATATTTTATACGGATTCACATATGTCTATTACGTATTCTTGGAAAATTACTGGTATTAAAAAAGTTGATACCAAAGATGTTCAAGGTGTTATTTTTCAAACTTATTGGAAGAAAATAGGTGAGGATACCGAAGGTAATATCGGCGAGTTTGTCGGTGCTACTCCATTTGATCCTAAAACTGTCGATCCAGAAAACTTTATTTCATTTGAGAATCTTACCGAAGAACTCGTACTTGGTTGGATTCAAAACATCGTTGTGGGTGATTATGAACGTCATGTAAATGAACGTATAGCAGAACAGATTGAAGCTAAAAAGGTTAATATTGAAGAAGTAAATGACGGTGCTTTACCATGGCAGCCTGGAGATACTCCTGTGACTCCAGCACCGACATCTGTTGCAGAATAAATTGATTATTTAATATGCCTCTAGTTTCATCCGGTCAAATTAGCATCGGTGGATCCACTGTCGGCCAATCAATTAACCTAGAATTAGCAAAATCTGCTACTGCTACTTCTTCTCTTAATGACGCAGATCTGCGATCACTTGCTGGAATTGGCAGTGGGACTATAAGCCTTAGTAGTTTTTATGGTAAGTCCCTTATATCCGCTGGCATTACCTGGGGACTCTCAATTATTAGCGAAGATGATAGCGGAATAGCTTATTCATCTACTGGAGCGGTATATGCTGCATGTTTTTTAAATGGACAGATATATACAAGTACTGATAGAGTTAATTGGACAAAGAGAGTTAGTCCGGTCGATGTCCGTCCAATACCATCCACTAATATGCCAATTCCAAGATCCATTGCTTCAAATGGAGCTGGAAGGTTTGTCGTAGTTGGTTCAAGGGGTCTAATACTAACTAGTACTAATCAGGGAGTTACTTGGACTAATTACAGTCTTGCAACAACCAGCGCATTTTTTGAAGTAAAATGGTTATCTGATCGATTTATTGCTGTAGGTTCTTCTGGTCTTGCTTACTATAGTACAGATGGTATTACTTGGATACAACTGGGCCTTGGAACTACCCTACCATTATATGGTGTTGCCAGAAATGGATCTCTAACTGGGGTCATTGTAGGTGGTAGTGGGGCTATTTTATATAGCCAAAATGCTATTATTTGGACATCAACAATCAGTGGAGCGAGTGGTGCTTTTGCTGGTGTAGCAAGAGGAACTAGTTTCTTCTTGGCTATTAATGGTACTGATAGACGTCTGTATAGAAGTACAGATGGTATTACTTGGACGGCAAATGCTACGGCAGCTCTTAATCCAATTATAAGAATTGAATTTGCAGCGGGAGTTTTTGTTATTACTAGCAGCAATAACTTTATCTATACTACAACTGATGGGATTACTTTAACTCTCAGAACAACCGGTAATAGTCATGTAAATGCCTCACAAATTACATGGGATGGTACCAGATTCATAAGAAGTGGCATAGGATTTCAATTATTAGAAAGTACCAATGGGACTACCTGGACTAATCCCCGTGGAACGGATAGTAGTAGGATCTGGCAGATACTTGGTATTGCTAACAGTCCCACGGTTTGGATAAAAGTACATTATAGTGAGAGAGGACAAGGTGGACTTATACAATCCAGCCCAACTGGCACGGCCCAATGGACAACTAGAGTCGCCACTACCGCTGGTATAGGATTTTTTGGAGTGACTTATTCTGGGACTACATTTGTAGCTGTTGGGACAGGCGGAGTAGTTAGAAGAAGTACTGATGGATTAACATGGACTTCTCCTAATAGTGGAACAACGTCACAATTAAACGCAGTAGCTGCAAGAACAACAAGTAGTATGCTCATGGTAGGACTTAGTGGTATTGCATTTACTAGCCAAGATTCTGGTTCTACTTGGACATCACAAAGTTCAGGCACTTCAAATACTCTTAGAAGCATAGCCTGGGGAGCTAATACTTATGTCGTTGTTGGAGATTCAGGACAGATTAGAACTACCCCAGATGGTTTTACTTGGACATTTAGGAGTAGTGGAACAAGTGTAAGTAATAATTTTACTAGAGTTAAATTTGTTAATAATGTATTTATTGCGGTAGGAGATTCTGGACTAGTTCGTACTAGTACTGATGGCATAACGTGGGTTACTAGATCCGTTGGTACAACTCAACGTATTGAAGACGTAGCTTATGGAAACGGGAGATATTTATTACTAACAAGTAAATCTGTTTCTTCAGATTTCACTGGTTATTTTCCAACAGTAATTATATACAGCACCGATCTATCGACTTGGGGATCTACTGAAGCGGTCGGAGTAAGAGTTATAGAAAAAGTTTTACATTGGGATGGAAGTAAATTTATAACCGGAGGAGATTTTGGTTTAATGAGTCAATCACTACCACCAGCAAATGCCCAAATTTGATAAAATAGGTTAAATAATATTGTATTAATAAAGAAAATGATAGTACATAACATCCACTCAATGAGCTGGGGAAACCTAGAAAAAACCGGTGTTGTTTTAGTGGCCGATACTAATGAAGGAAAGAATCTTACAATAGCAACCCCTTATTCAGAGGATTCTATTATCTGGGAATGGGTTAAAGAATTTCCTCAAGATCAAATTGCTGATTTTGAGTATAAAGAACCATCTCCAGAGGACACATTGGCGAAAATCCAACGGTTTTTAGACTCAAACCCAGACGTGGTAAACCTACTAAAAGTAACTCAATAATAACATTTTTTGCCAAGAATCACATTTTCAGTTTAAAATAGATACGTACAAGCATACAGTAATTACGCATGGATCCTAAAGAACTTAAGGAAAATTTTTCCACTCAACTAGAAAAACTGGACCGTGAAATCGGCCAACTTCGCCAGGCTCTAGCCCAACGTCAAGAACTTGCAGTTAAACTCCAAGGCGCTATTGAGGCTATGAATCTCCAACTCGGAGAAACTGTACAACAGGGTGCTGAGCCTGAAGCAGTGACAGAGGCCGTAGCCGAGGTTGCAACTCCTGAGTCTTGATTGACTAATTAATTAAAAAAAAATGGCGGGAAGGAAACTTTTTCCAACCCGCTTTTTTATTGCTTAAATACGATTTCAGGGCTGGAGTTCTTAGGATTCCGTCTTCCTTCTGCCAAGAATATTCGCTTAATCTTCATCCCAAGATCATAATACTCATCAAAAATATCCACTCTTCGCCCTTTGACGATATCAGTTATTTCCTTGCCCCCTTCCTCTTCTGAGTAGGTAATTCCATAGCAGTCATTGGTGAGATATCTAGGATCTACTTGGGGGAAGTTAACATCTTCCCCAATGATCTTTATCTTACTTTTTGACATCTTTCGGATACCTCCACAACCCTATTGATAAATCTCTCAACAAATTTAGGATCGGCAGGTACCAGATCATCTGGCCCATAGTCAGTAAATATACTCAAGTCGAAGATGGATGGAAGGTCAAAACGAGCGCTACTAGAATCAGGCCAACCACTAGAGATATATGAAAGAAACCCTTCTCTCATCGCCCGCGGTAAAAATCTTCCCCCGATAAGTTGCCAAATCCCTCCATCATAACAGAAAATATCTCCATTAGCAAGTACAACTACATCCCCAGGTTCCTTAGACTCTGGGAATTGAGCATTACCTCCACGGAGTCTGGTGATGATCATTGCATTTCCCATCAGTATTCGTCAGGTGACTGAGTAGATTCTATCATAGGTGCTTCGGCATCGGCACCAAAGACCTCATCAAGGGCCTTCTCAAGTTGGGCGATCATGACCTGCGTGAGGTACTTATTCCCAGAAGCCTTGGCATCACTATAAGCATCAATGAGCGTAGCTAATTCTTTCTTTCCCATGATTGCAATTCACTCTGTCTTGTTTAAAGTTACTTAGACCTATAAACTAAAACCTCGAGGTTTATTACCTGATGGCTCTCAATATTAAAGATTTTGAGATTTCAAAAACGTTTAACAACGTAGTTCTCACAACTGTAACAGGTTCTCCAGATACCGATGGAGTCCCTACTATCTCCATCCCTTCCCTACTCGAGGGATATACTCAACTCCGCGCCCAAGGCCGACTCCAAGATGGATTTGGCACAGCGATCCCTCTGGTTCTTTCACGTAACCTTATTGAGGTGGAAGCGGATCCTCTTTCTGCGAACTCCGTAATCCGTAGGCGCGATATGCACGCTATTCGTGCTCAACAATACATTCATAATCTTATCTGGAGCTGATCTACCACCATGGCAAACATTCTTCTCCCCGCAAATATCTCTAGTAATGCTCTCCGTTCTCCGACAAATATCGAGAATGCAGAAGCAAATCGTCTTATCACTGTTCCTGCTTCAACCAACCCACTCACCGAGGCTGAACGTAATTTTGCACTTGTGACTTCATTAACAATTGCTAATAAGACTCTCGGCGCTGTTGAAGTAAATGCAAGAGTTGTTAATTCAACAACTTCAGCTTATATCCTTTATGCTGTTAGTATTCCAGCCGGAACTGCCTTTGAAGTAATCCAAGGCAATAAGTTTATCCTTAAAGAAGGAGATAGTCTCTATGTCTGGCACAACTCCACCTCGAGTAATGTTATTGATGTAATGGCTTCTTATACGATCCACGTCCCCAATAATCCATATACAGTCTGATGCATAACGATCCTCTTAGTTCGGTGTATAAAATCGAGGGGATCTATGCTGATCCCTATGACGTAGTAAAAGCAATTAAGTCTACTCCGCAAGAACGCAAGCAAGAACTTATTGATGCAATCAAATCTGGACATCTTGATGCCAATCCAAATGTCCTAAAAGAAATTAAAAAATTTGAGCATGAAAGAGATTTGTCTTCCTAGAAAAAGTTTAAAGTAACTAAGACTAGCTCTTAGACATGAGATACATACCTGATACAGGAAAGCAATTTGTCCTTCAGGTCCCCGAGGATAAAAATTCTTACATTAATGTAAAAAATTATGATGCTAGGGGACTCTCCACGGTATTTACTGGGAGTATTTTTTCTGGACTTGAAGACCAACTATCGATTGGATCTATTTCCGATGGTGAAGGAAAGACCCTTCAGCAATATCTAGACGTCCTTTCCGTCGGAATTGAACTCCAAGCGCATATTTACAGAGGTGTAGGATCTGGAGGAGGTGATCTTCCCATCATCTCTGTGTCAAATGTAAACCTACAAGGGGTAAATTTTTCTAGTTCGAATGTTACATCGAATCTTATTCAACCCCTTAAGTACTATATCTTTGGCTACGATACCTCCACGGGTAAAATGCCAAATGCTGTGCAAATTGTAGGCGCAGAAGGTCAATATTCTAAGGTCCTTGATCCTAATAATTGGAATCAAGATCAATATGTAGATATTAATTTTACAAAAACAGGTCAATACGTAGTTCCTATTATCTACAGAGTTTGGGGAACTAGAGTTGAATTCCTAGGGATGATAGGCAATGCCAAGATCGGCTTCCCTGGGGCATCAGTTCTCACCTTTAGAGATTATGGCCTCAAAGAAATCCCAAGTTGGAATAATGATCCTGACTATTGGACACCTGATTTTCTTGATAGTGTAATCTCCATTCTTGGAGGTGTTCCAACACAACTCAAGAAAATTGTTGGTAGAGAGCATCTTAAGATCATGCCACGCATCGAAGGTTCTCAACCAAACTATATTCAATGTAAGGCTGTTCCTGATGGTTCTTTGATTAATCCCGAGGATTATCAATTTGGCGATGAGGTAAAATTTGTTATTGATGACACTCAGCCTATCCGCAATGCTATTAACTTAGCTGCTCAAGGTAATATCAAAGAGATCTTTTTCCCTGCTGGAACTTATCACTTTAGAAATTCCTCTTTCATCAATACTGCTTCCACAGATTATAGCAATATTTCATTTAGAGGAATTGGAGAAGGATCTATAATAAAAAGATTGAGATCTAGTATTTCTGGATCAATTAACCCTGGCCTTATTAACTTTTCTGGACAAGGTAGTTCGGCAAGTGTAGAAGGAATTAGGTTTAGATCTTTGGTTTTTGATGGAAACCGTTCATCAACTGCGTCACTAATCGGACCTATAGCAGGATCTATCGACCCTTCGAGATATATTGCTGAGACCCTCATATTTTTAAAATACGCAAATAATATCTCAGTAACAGAATGTAGATTTATTGACGCCGGAGGAGCTGGAGTTCATACGGAGTTTTGTTCTGCTATCCTGCTCACTAATAGCATATTTAGTCGTCTTGGTAGATCATATGAGCCAGAGGTTCGTCCTATCGAGGTATATGAGACATCAAATTCTATTGTCCAAGGAAATATTTTTGAGTTCTGTACTTCTGGCCCATATTTCTTTAGCGTAGACTTTTCCACAATTAATAACAACATCATCCGTTCTTGCGGAGACCAAGGAGTAGTTCTTGAAACTTCGTATCAATGGAACGCAGCCAATAACCTAGCTTATTCAGACACAGACTCCTTAATCCGTTCTGTAGATCAATATAATAATGAATACTCTAAGGCTCCGATTGAGATCCGTAGAGGCACTGCTCTTGAACCAATTTACTTCACCGTAACAAATGGTGGTGAAACTATTGGAATTAAGAAAGACACTATTATTGCCGATATCTACGGGTTAGACGCTCTAGGTAGAAAGAATGCTTCAAATAAAATTGGATCATTTAAAGTTATTCAGACTGCCGACCAACTCGAAGCTGGAATCTTTTCAGTTACTCTACCTGGATTACAATCTGCCACAATCGATGGCAATACAGTTCCTTCTACATCAAGTTTCTCTCTTCTAGACCCGGGTAGTAATCAATTTGGGTATATGTATGAGATCTCAGGTACTGTACGTCTAGGATCTTCTGGCAGAGGGTATGTCCCAGTAAATATCCGAAATGCAAATATCGGTGGTACAAACTACCTTGCAATTCAACTCAGAAATTCTTCTGAACTACTCTCATTCTTAATTTTTGATGCGGATAGCGCAGAGAATGACTACATTATCATTGAAGGATTCTCAAATACCGATCTTGATGGATGGGATCAAAATTCTGCTTATAGAGTTGTTGGTGTAGACATCAATAGCAATTCTCTCCTCATCGATCCAATCCCCAGCTTATCGCCAGGGACCACCGGAGTAGATTTCCTTGGAGGTCAACTCTATATCCAACGTTCTAATTACCAAATTGCCGACGGCAACATTATCGTAAACTGATTCACTAATTCCTCTTTACCATGGCAAACAAAAAGACTATTATCGGAAAAACAGCTCCGGTGCCTCTTGGCCAACAAAAAGCTGTTAACTCTCTCCCTGTTGTTTTTGCTGAGGACCAGCCACCGATCCCTGTAGAAGAGCAGAATAAAATTCAATCAGAAGTTGCCCTAAGCCTTCTTGGTATTCCTAGAGCTGAAGTTGCTCTTGGTATTTTTGCTGACGTAAACACTTATGATATCAACCCATCAGAGTGGTCTCAATTCCCTATTGAAAATGAGATTGATGGAGATGGAAATACAGTAACAGGTTTAAATCACCTAGCAAAGGAAGCCGGTGCTGAGCTAGTCGCTGAGACCGGACGTACCACCGTCTTAACCTCTAAACGTTTCTTCCGTTACCAACCTGGTCGTGTGTCTTCTTCCACCATGGGTGTGAAGATGAATAAGACCGCCTCGACATACGATTCATCAACCCCCAACCGGGATATTATGAAAGGAGCCCCCTCTATCAAAAAGTGGGGAATCTTTGATAAATTCGATGGATACTACTTCGAGATTGTTAATGGTGGGGATAAAAATGACTTCCGTTGTGTAAGACGTACACAAGCCCTTGTATATACTCAACCAGCCGGTGTGGAAACTACCGGTGATGGATGGAATAAAATTGCCACTGCTGCTACTGGAACAAGTAATATTAAAGCTGGTAACTGGGGTGTTGTTGGAGAAGATCCAGTAATTTTTAGAAATGGCCTGGCGTATGTTGCTGCCGCTGTCTATGACCCCAGCCTCTGCTATAGCCCGGATGATGTTCTTGCTGTTGAGAACGGCGCCGATCTTAACGATTATGAATTTGAAGAGGGATACGCTGTAAGACTTGCTTATAGAAACGCTGCAAACAACTTTGTTGAGCATCTCGCAGGTCGCCAATTCCAATTCCCATTTGACCAGAAGGACATTGATAAAGCTAGCGCTGACTATCTTAACTGGAAGCAGAATGATCTTTTCCTTAAGCCAGCTTCTGAATACATCCGTCTTGACGCCCACTGCAAATGGCAGGATATTGTCACTAATTTAAGTCGTGGTGGTGGGGCCACATTTAGCCCAGAAATCGGCATCTCTGGTGATTCGATCCTTGCTAATACTACCGATGCTAGATTCGGGTTTGATACTGATCCTTCTGAGACTAATAGCGGGGTAAAGATTTGGAATTTACTTGTTAGCACCCAAGGTGCCACTCAAGTTACTCAAACTCAATTTAGAAATAGATTTGGTGTAGATTCTCATCGTTCTTCGGCTAAAGAATACGATCCTGCATCTGAAATTTCTGATGCTGGTAAGAAAAATATCACTCTTAAGGAATGGTTCCATCTTTGTGTACCTAAGCAATATCGTCTGGTATATGAATGGAGACCAGTTAGAGCTATGTTCTCTGGCGACCATCTTAATGGACAAAATAATGCCGTCCGTTGGAGCGATGTATCAACAGCCAACGTAGATCCTACAGATATCTCTGTTAAGCGCCCTGGGGATCCAGTCATCCTTGATGGAGCAGTGCTTACTGACCAATCTGTATATGATATTGACTTCACTAAGGTAACCATGTGGAAGATTGAATTCTCATGGTATGGTGCTGTTGGTGCTTTATTCCTCTGTTATGTCCCAGTTGCTAACGGTGAGGCTAGATGGGTAAGAGTCCATCACATGAGGGCATCTAACCAACTTGATGTTGCATCACTTGGTAATGCTACTCTGCCAATCACCTACATGACGCATGGAGGTAAGGCAAATAATTTACAAGAAGGTAACAGACTAGTTAAATACGGTGCTTCATATTACATCGATGGTGGAGATAAAGGTACTGTAAGACTTCTATCCAAGGCCTCTGATTATCCTAAGAGTTCAAAATATGGTGCATTAAATGCAACTGTTGCTACGGTACCGGTATCCAACTCTTTTGAGATTACATTTAACCAGGCTCTTCGCGATCAACTGATTGGCTCATATCTAAAAACAGATACTACCACGAAGGTTATCTGGGTTGAGAACAGCGTTACCGCCGGTCGTGTAGTTCTCTACTTTAATAGAAATGTCTCTGGATTCTTGGCGTTAAATAATACCATAGAGTTAATTGTTCCACGTAGACAGAGAGCTATGATGGCTTTAAGGGCTAAGGATAATGTCATTAACACATCTGGCGTCGGAGTAAGAAACCGTATCCAACTCTATCCAATAAAATATAGCCTTGGATTAACTGATTTCTCTGGAGAAGATAATATTGTATCTATTAACTTTATTAAAAATCCACTGTTAATTACAAATAACCTAAATAATACTGGATTAGCTGCTACGGTCGACACCCCCATTTATACTAATTCTTCCGAGGCAAGTAAAGGATTCGAACTTGGTTCAGGAACCGTACCCAAGAAGATTTTATCAGGTACAAATATTTCTTCTGGAAACTATTCCACACTAATAGGAACCCTTAACGCCGATGGGAAGTACTTCTATGCCTATATGCGTTCTAAGCCCACCAATGACGTTGGAAGCGGATTCCCAACCACGCCGGGCACGGATGAAGGAGAGATGCTTGTAAGGTTCTTTAATAAAGGCGGAGTTATTTACATTCAAAACTATGAGGCCCAGGCCACTGACATCAGTGTATTTGGCAACCTCATGTTTGTGAAGATGTATACCTTTGATACTGAGGGTAATATTACGGCCTTAACAGGAACAATTGGCTCCTCGGCATCTAACGGAAATCATAATAAGTACGAGAATCAGAAGAAATGGGATGCTTCTGAAATAGGAACATGGGAGTCTATTGCTTCCCTTTCCGGCGCGAAGATTTCCCAAGACTTCCGTCTTGCCCCAGTTGCGAATACAGGTAACAATATCTTCTCAATCTACGCTAATAAGGGTGGGGCTCAGTACGATCTGACAGATTACTTCTCATATAATAAGGAATATATCTCTTTCCCACTTACAAATGAAGTAGATATTTTAGGAGTCTATGCTTTCTGGGAATCAACTTCCTCCGCCACGCCACCAACGACTTCCGTTGATATCGTCAATTCATTAACTTGGGAGGAGCAGTGATATGCCAGAGTATACTTCCGGTTCTTCAATAAGGGCGGAAAGAACTCCGCCAAGAAAGTCTGTCTCAAAAAAACAAATGGTGGATTTTAGGGGATTTCCCCTATCCACCGAGGAAGGAAACCCTTTAACTACTAGTAAAGAATCGTATCCTAAAGCCGAGTATGGAGCAGATAATGCTCCCTCGGTTGTACTTAATAGTGATTCTTATCTAAAAGACGGGATTAGTTCAGCAAACCAATTTAGCAAGAGGAATCCAGCTGCTCTTCCCATGATCGAGCAGTTTGCAGATACTTCAGAAGTTAGTCGTTCTCTATTAGGAATTAATCGTGAGACTACTCAACAGGGACTTTTTGGGAACGTAAGTACCTATGGCCTTGATGAGAAAGACTGGAGGGTAGATGGAACTCCGAATAGAGATCCATATTTCTGGTACTCTAGACCCTCTTCCTCTGGACCTTATTTTGAAACAAAATTTGAAGAGGACACAAAAAATTCTGCATTAGCTATCTCTGTATATCCGTCACCTTTTACCCCACCAGGCAAACCATCTCTCCAAGACCAACTAATAAACCCAGGTGGTGCGGAGAGATATAGAGGATGGGGACAATATCTCAACTCTATCATTGCTCAATATCTTATTGAGTATATGGTAAAGAATTTTACAGAAGATCAACTTGCTGAGTTTAATCTTTTATACCTTCTCAATAAATACCCTCCTAATATCCTACCCGATGGTTCTTATGAGTTCAATCAACTCTATTGGGATAAAATTTGGTTAGATATTCAACAAACAAGATTTGGTGCTGTATCAGACTATCCACTGATTCCATCCGGCCGTGCAATAAATTTTGTTCCAACTTCTACAGAATCATTACTTCTCACACCGTTTAAAAGCGCTGATTTATGGGGTGAAGATGGAGATGATCGAGTTATCATCCCTCAGGCAGATGCAGCTGTTCCGAACACCTTAAGTTGCTCATGGGATAGTTTCTTATTTAGTACGACAAGAGTATATTACCCAGAAGGTAGTTCAGAAGATAAAGGCCATTATCGGATCAAAACCAATCCTACCCCAGAACTTTGGAGTAAGTATTTTGGTCTAAATTGGGAATATTTACGTCAAGATCTTAAGGACTGGAGCTTTACAATTCATAACTCGTCCTCCACTGTAACTCAGGTAGAGAAAGATCTTAAACTTCCGCATTTTATTCTTGATTCTCCTATCGAAGCAAATCCAAATAATATCTTCAGTTCTACGTGGCCGAATCAACAGTTCGGAGAGGCAATCAACCTACCTACTACAGAAAATAAGATAGGCGGTTCAGCTGGTGTAAGTTCAGAGATTACAATCAAATCTATTAGGGCCTTTAGATACCAACCTGGACGGATTAGTGGATTTACCTACGGTTCCAAAGCATCTGAAATCGGTGCTGGTCCTGGTACCACTATCGAGTGGGGAATAGAAAATGATACTGATGGTTACTTCTTTAGACTCCGTGATGGCGCTGATTTCACAATCGTTCGCCGATCAATCATCCCTCTTGAAGAAACTGATTTCCTAGCCGATTCTGGATACGCTGAAAATACCCGTGAGATTTTTTATAATGGTCGTAGACAATATGAGACCATTATAGAACAAAAAAATATGAATGGTGATCCTCTCAATGGCGAGGGGGAAAGTGGATATATTCTCAATCCAGATACTGTCACCATGTATAAGATTGAGTTTGGTTGGTATGGTGCTATTGGCGCTAAGTTTTATGCATATATTCCAGAAGAAAATGGAGAATGTCGTTGGGTATCATTACACACTCTAGTCATTGAAAACCAACTTGGACAACCATGTTTAGGCGATCCTTTCTTCTATTTTAGATATAGACTAACAGTATCTGACTCATCAACGATTAGATTGGATCAGTACCTTTATAAGTTTGGCGCATCATACTATATTGATGGTTATGACAAAGGTACTCTATATTCATCATACGCAAAGTCTAAAAAACGTGATTTAGTTGATCCCAAGTTTTCTGTCTCTAAGACATATCTCAACGCGATTGATTGGACAGTACTCATGGGAGTAAAACCAAAGCAGTATCTATATAATAGATATGGTAGCGAAATATACAATAAAAAAGAAATTTTCCCTAAGAGCTTTTCTATCTTCTCTCAAGAAGATTGTGAGATAAAAATCATTCGTCAAGAAGCTTGTCCAGAATTTGCTTATACTCACCAAGAAGGATATACGTGGGCCTTATTACCAGAAAACCGTAGAATGAGGGCAAAATTTAGTGTTAATAATTTTAATATTAATGAGTCGTCCTTAGGTATTACATTACAAGACGCAACTTCTCATACAGCGACATTAGCCTATGCTGGATCGCTGGAAGGAGATTGGAGATCACCTACTAATTCGCAAAATTATTCGGTCATAGGATCAGAGTCAATTAGAGTAGTGGGTGATGATTTATTCCAACTTGTAATGACGCAGAAAAACCTCGCTGGGGTTAATAGCGTATTTAAATTAAAAAGAGTAGAAAATGGTGGATATTTATCTTCTAGAAATAGTGATCTTGAATCGGACAATGTCTATTTACCATTTACCTATGCTCAAGTAGGCGAATATACTTCTGGATATGAAGTAGAATTTGACTATTATCGCCGGGATCAAATTCTTTTATCATCAGTAAATATTATCTCTGATGAGTTTTTTATTTTCTGGACCGGAGGTAGTCGTGAAGGAATAGACTCCACTCATGCTTCAACGGTTAGATTTGGATTTTCTTGGCCCGATGTATCAAACTCATCAAGTCTTATCCATGTAAACAGAGATGTTAATTCTTGGGGTGTAGAGCTTCCAAGTGATGATCTAGATGGCCTAGGAGATGACCATGTTAAATACGACAATGAGAAATTCTATGAAGGTCTCCCTGTTGATCTTATAAAGGACTATCCAAGTAACACTCTATATGTAGAGACTAATACTGACCTACATATTAATACATACAATCTTGAAATTGAAGAATATGATATTCTTAGCGAATTTTGGGATTTAGGAGATGATAGATTAGCAGTACCTGGAGTGGAAGGTGGAGAATGCAATGGACTTGGTTGTAAAGCAGGTCGGGAAATAAGAGATGCTGAGATTGTAAAATATAATGAAGAACTAGGAGATGGAAACTTTGCCGATATCTTCTACCTACAAAGTACCTCTCCATGGCCTTCCTTGGGCCAAGCATATTCAATAACTATTGACCAAGGAAATAATAGTATTACAAGACAAGTAAATAACCCAATTACAAAAGTTGTCGGAGAAGCTATAGTTTATTTATTACCTTTGGGAACTTCTTTACCATCTCCTCTAGTAGAAGGAGACGCCGAAGCTTCCTATAATATTATTTACATAGCCACCATAGACAAGCAATCCAAGGTACGTTCTATTCTCGCATCAAAAATTGCACCTGGTAATATCCCATATATCAGGGTATTTATGCAAGCTAGACAAGGAGCGACTATGGGAGGAATGTGGATAGGACAAAAAACTCCAAATGGTATTGTTCTTGATCCATTTACCCCACATCGCTCTACTGTTAATATCAAGGATGGCGGATCGGAATCTCATGGGGAAAGTTTCCCTGCTCCAAATACTAAGACTGATGGGGCTATTAAATTAATTAATACCTACACTCAGTTTGATGAGTTTGGTAAATCAACGGCACCTACTATTGATATTACAACTACGTCTTTAGATACATATAAATCGATCCATACTAACCCTCGCAAATGTGGAAGTTTCTTATCCGCTGGTGGTACGAACGCTGCTGGTATTCTGACTCCGACTGATTATCCGATTAGATGGTTAACATCTAAGTCCTCAGGATTACCTCTTGGAACTTTTTATGTTTCAAAAAACCAATCAGTTGAAATTTCATTAGAGGATATTTTTAATGTAGATGCTGAATCTGTTGTTAATTCAGACGATGCCAATTTGGCAACTATATTCATAGCACGTAGTTTGAATAACCACAATCCAGAAGGATCTGCAAAAGAAATCTACATGACACTTAACTACGACGAGCAATAGAGAACCACTCATGGCAGAATTTTTAGGATTCGGACAATTAACCCGTCCAGATATTGGTTTAATTGCGGACGGGGTTCAGAACCTCGCTGAAATTTATACATCGGACCAGCCAACCGCTCTAAGGAATATTCGTCTTGCGCCGGAAGTTTTAGATATTATCTACAACCTCTCCAAGACTATCTCTAGAGAAGATCTTAGAGCAGTAAGTGGACTTTCTTCACTATTGCTATCTACACTTGACTTACAAGATGAAACATTCGAAAGAATTAATGATATCTTGTATGTTCAAGAGAGATACGTAAGTTCATCAAAGCAAATTGGTATTGATGCTAATCCCTCCTTACGAGGAGATCTAGTCAAAGTACCAAATATAATTGTTTATAATGGTTCTATTCAATGCCAAGGTGTCCAATATCGCACTAAAGTCTTAGGAGAAACAAGTCTTTACTCAGGTGGAGAAAATAGACTAACCTCTGTTTCTACATCAAGAGCCAGTCTATTTAACTCTGAGAAATTTGGTGAGAATGAAGCAAATACTGGTTACTTTAAATCCGCATCCTATCCTTCTCTGATAAGAGTACGTCGTAGATCTCATCTTAATAGAATAGTAGTTAATAAATCTACATTTATCCCACGTGCTCCAGTAAAAGAAAACCCCTCCCATGAGATTTTATGTCATGTGGATAATGGAGATACTGGAACATCACAGCCATTAAAACTTCTTGCTACAAAGAACTCACCATTGAGGATCCCATGTCGTATGGCATCGGGAAAAATTACGTTTACTTTTACTGAGACTGGAGTGTTTTTCTTTGGATATCAGGTTCAACCACTTCAATCAAGAACCCTTGGTGAAAAACCACAATTCCTCCCATTACCTCCAAAATCACAACTTATCGCTTCAAACTCCTTCACCCTGGATATAGATATCACCACTACTGGATACCAGAATTCCTATGATCTGTATCTATATCTATATATAAACCCTGAAAAAATTCGTTCCATAGATATTAGTGGGATAAACGTTTCAGAGTTTGTGGATGGTAAGGATATCGGATTAGTAGGATTCAACAATCTTACTTCATTGAGGCTTTCTGGCACCTCTATTAAAATCCTGCCTATTTGGCTAAAAACTCTAAATACAAAACTTCAGGTATTAGATCTCGCCTCAGATGGCGATACGTATAGAACTGGTATTTTAAAATATTTTGATTATAGAAACGCTACAGAATCCCCCACGTCCTCCACACCGCTCTATACTGTTACAAGTTATTTAAGTATTCCTAAAAAAGGAGCGATTATAAACGAAGAAGGGAATGGTTGGAATGATACCATATTTGAGAAATATATAAAGTCTCAAGTACCCACATTAACAAATAGAAACGATCCTAGTGTAGTAGCAAGAACGGCTAATACAGATTTTAGAGAATTTGGCGCAATGAGAGTCCTAAACCTAGGAGATAGGTTTTTGGGAGTTAATCCACGTTTAGACGATGTATTCCCCGGCCTAACTGAACTCCTATGGAGAGGATACGTAGGTAGAGGAATTTGGCCTATCTCAGGTACACCACCTAAGATCAATAATAATGGCAATGTATTCAGTAGCTATAATATCCATACTAGCGGGGTAAGTGGAAATATAACAGATATTGGCACATCAATCACTATTGGCGATAATACCATCAATGGACCAACTCATATTTCAAAATATAAAATAGATGCTATAGATGTGGCTGGGGAATATGACTATGGTCGACAAAACATCTCTGGTAGTATCGCCACTTCTAATTTTAGCGAGTGGGCAACATGGTTTACTCAAACAAAGTCAATCAATATTTCATGGAGTTATGTATCCATAGGTCTCCAGCCTACTGGATATGTATGGCAGAATCTCCAAGGACTTGGTACAGAATACTCGGGTGGTATCGTATTTACTCCAGCAGTAGGTACAGTTGCTGATCCAATTAAGGCACCAAATATCACCGGTCTTTCTGTATATGGAACATCTTCCACAGGACCAATTCCTTCATTAGGAACAGATCCAACTCAGCATACTGCAGCAATTACCTATGTTCAGTTTGGTGGTACTGAGACAATAAGCACTGTTAGCGAGAACGGATACCCATATATCCTGCCAAGTAACTTTGCTCCTGATCGCCCATCTTCTCCCCATAGATTAACTACATTTGCTATAAATGACACGTCAAGGGTGGGAAGATTTAGGGCCAATGACTTTAAATACCTTTATGAGTTGAATAGACTTGACCTGAGAAGATCCCCCGGGTTATGGGGTAAATTCCCTATCTTCCCTACAAGAAAGAATCCAGAAACACAAACAAAAAATATCTCTATTGATATTGCCGAAGGATGCCGATTCTCAGATCTTAGTACATTAGATATTACACCATCGAATAGATATATCGCCAGAGACCTAATCTCTTTAGATGCTTGGAATCAAAATATCGCAAGAGGCGGATGTAAATTACCCTCCCTAGAGGGCATAGGTGGTGTTGATGCTACACGTGTTGAGTATATTCATCTCGGTAACTCCCTTACCTCTACCTATCCATCCAGCTGGACTGGTACAAATAAATCCCCCGGCTCCTATATATTCGATACAGATATCTACTCTTCCGTTTCTGGAATAACTCCTGGTCGTCAAATTAATTCTGATGACGTTATTTATTTTATGACCGGTGCCACTGATTTTGATCGTAAGGTACTTGTTAATGATTCTATCCACTCTTCTACCACAGGAGCAGAACTTGCTAGGGTGGTTAGTGTTGAATCTAATACTATTTATCTGGATAGAGATATTCCTGGTAGTTCTTCTGGAACTTATTTCTTTAAACGTAATACCCAATCAATCAATACATGGTTCCAGAATGGATTCACAAATCTTCTTCGCCTAAGACTTAATGGATGCCGATTAAGTGGTTCTATTAATATCAGATCTGGATTTGATAAAATTGTAGATGATAATTATTTAGCCTTAGATCTATCTAATAATTGCATTACAGGTTATACTGCAGGATTCAATAGAATCTTCTCAGGTGGTAATAGAAAGATAACCATCGATCTTTCATATAATAATTTTGCCACTGGTGTAGTTAGAAATATGCTCAATGAACTTCTAAATATAGAGGCCCAGAGAGTCTTTACTAATGTAGAAATCAGACTTAATAACACTAAGTTATCAGCATCTGACACTTACATCAACTACTCCCAAGAAGAACTATTTCCTACAACGATTCAAAGCGCATCTAACCAAACAATCTCTCTAACAAGAACAGAAAGAGTTAAGATCTATTCTGAAGTTACTACAACTGATGCTAGTGGTACAACAACCACTACCAAAGTTGTAACCGGATCTAAAGATATAACAGTACCAGGGGCATTTATTTCCTCACTAAATGGTTATTATAAGACACAGACAAATGGCCGTCAACAGATCGTAGAAAATAGTTTAGGAGTTAGATTAAAAGGAAATAGAAACTGGAGAATTCTACTAGGATTTACCTATCAATCCCCAGATACATCGCCTACAGTAACAGGGACTACATATTCCAATCCAACAACCCGTGAGGCATCTCTGGCCGAATTAGGTTACACCCTAGCCGATCTCGCCTGATTAAAGTTATTTAGAAATATAAGTATACCATGGCCGGACTTTATAGTAAGAAAAATCTTGGTGAGGTACAATTAAACCTCAAGGACGCTTTACAAAAACTTTACGCTCCAGGTATCCAAGAGGATATTAGATTATTTGCATTTTCTAATTCGCTATATTCTGAAATCCGGTCTGGTATTACAAAGATAGATGCGAGCACTGGGGAAGAAATTGACGTACCTAATGAGATCTTTGGTCTAATCAACGAACCATTTACAGATGATAATGGTAATGTTATTAATAGAACAAAGTTTATCACAAACAGACTAACTTTCTCTAGTAATAACAGAGTATTTTTTGAAACTATTTCCAATGCAGGATTCACTTTTGATAGAAGAACCTCTTTTACCGAAGGTGCTCCTATAATAGTATCAAGAAATGGTTCGATTGTAAACTTAGAAGTTATTGGATCTGGATCGCAATATGAGGTTATCTCATCTGCTGGACAAATAGTACCAGGTCCTGTAACTATTCAGGTTAATGTACGTGGTAAAGAATCCGGTGCAGAAAACGCAGTTGTTGAAGTAACTATTGATGCTAATGGATCTATTTCTAAAACCTCACCACCATCTGTTATTTCTGGTGGCTCTGGTTATTTTGAAGAGGAGGACCTTGAGTTAATAACTCAATGTAGAACTAATAGATTCGGTCAAGAAGAAACCCCTAGTTTACATAAATGTAAAAACTATCCGACTTCTGGTAATAGATTATTCCATAGACAATTTAAATATACCGTACCTTCAGCTGGTCAACAAATTGATTATAGCACCTCCTCGTTAGGATATCTTGCTACATTACGTCAAACAAAATACTTCTATCTTACAAAAGATGCCAGTGAAGAGGGATTTTTCCTATTCGACGAAAGATCTTTGAAATGGGTTTATCTTGGTGATTTTTATGATCAGCAATACGCTATAGAATTAAGGACATCCCCTCTTCTTACTATGAGGAGATATGATACTATTTCTTCATTAAATTTACTAAATTTAGATTCTTTAGACTCTAGTTCATTCTTCTTCTCCTATAGAGAAGGGTTTGGTGTAGCTGATAATTTAGGATCTCAGATTAGGGCCTCTTCCCAAAACGTAGAAAGTATTAGAGACTCATTTAAGTATCTTTTACAAAATAACAAACGGCAACGACTAGTAACAGACGAAAAAAATACCCTAGGAACTCAATTTAATATCTTCGAAGGTAAAAACTTTGATAGCACTTTTAGGATGATTATGCGTGATCCTGATGGTGTAGTGGATAGGAGCGACGTAGAGTTTTTTGAATTAAATTCTCTCGAAGGTCCAGATGAGGTGGAGTTAACTGCAGGGGGTGTTACATATCATATCCCTGGACTTTATCTTAATGTGGGTGGAGTGTATAAAAGAGCTTTTAGTACAGATGATAAACCTTTCTTAAGCTCTAGAGGAAAAGTATATATCAGTCCTTTGATTGATAAAATCAATGGGTCTACTAATTACGCGACTGGAAGTTTTGTACCTAGAAATCCATCTGGTGATAATAAGTACTCTATTTCTACTGCCTATTTACGCTCTGGTGGAGAGGTGCTTGTTGGATTTGATACAACTATAGGAACATTGGTGCAAAACTTATCCTCCTCAAATAAAAATGGAGGATTTGTGTTCCATAGAGCTTTATCCACACCCACAATTAATTCTGGTAGTGGGATACAGGGATGGCCATTATTTGACTATGAAAACCAAGGAGTAATATACTCCCCGGTTATTTTAGGCTATACCTGATAGTAGAGGAGAGGCAGAGTTGAGAGGATTCTGCCTTGCGTTAACGAATAAATAATAAGTATCCTTTACCTTTTCTTGATTACCAATATGGACATATACATCCTCATCAAATGAGGTTCCATCTTGTTTGAAGATAGGAAGTTCAACTTTAATTCTATGGGTGTAGTCAGACTCCGCTAGAGTTTTAGATGAAACAGTGATAATACCTGTTGGATTATCTGTTATGGAATAAGAAAATTCGATCTTTTCTGAAACATTGAGTCTTTTACCACCGAGATCGGACAGAGTATGATCTCCCCAGAAAACATCGTAATTACCAACCGGCGTTGATGCGTTGTATAAAGTCGAGTCACTTACTGCTATATCTTGTAATAGTACATCAGATATCACATAAGGAGGATAGCAGATTCCATTGGTATAGTTTGTAGGTTGGTCGTATCCAAAAGGAGTGACTCTTTCCGCAGGGACTTTAGGAATCTCACTCTGAGAAGATACAAAGTTGCCGGATTGGTATGTTACCTTTAATGTATCAGAGAAACTAATCGACTCTCCAGTATCTACTTTGGCGAATTGGAATGCTATATCTGCCTCTAAAAAGAACTTAACAAACTTTGTGTCTAATGAAGTCCGTGCTGGTTCAAATGGTGTTCCAAAAGCTAATAACCAAATCTCATTAGTTCCTAGCACCCCATCATCAGCCAAGAATGTTTCTGTTGATGTGTTGTATTTAACTCTTTCTACGCTTAGAACTAAAGGAGCAACAAATCCTTGGACATTTGTAGTGAATGCCAAATCATCCGCATTAGCAATTGCATTGACAATAATAGGTTTATTCCAGTCGCTCTCACTTGCAAAGGCAGGTAACCCGTATGTAGTTGGGTTATCTGAAACAGTGACTATTGTCAAATCCGCGTGAAGATAAAAACGTGGGGACCCCTGCGTTCCTTTCCAATACATCCTTGCAATACGCTCTGTTACATTCCCAGCAGCAATTGTCTGATGATTTGGACTACCACCAAGATCATTTGCTCCAAGAGCATCAACAGAATTAAACAGGGCATTATTAACCGGAATACCAGTAAATTTAACTATGCCTCCCTCACCTAACAAATTAGGCATTAGTCTCATGCCTATATAGTTCGACGATGAGGCACTGGTGGGATATTTTGCCTCACCTAAGATAAGGTTTGGTCTGGAGGTATATGTTGCAGGATTTAGACCATTTCCGTAGAGTCCTATTCCATCAGCATTAGATTTAAGAACGCTCTTAAAGCTATTATTAACAAATCCATCGATAGGATCATTAGTCTTAGAGATAGGTTGATCATAGAGATATCTATTTCCTTCACTAACCTTCCACCATTGCGGGCGTGCATCAAACTCGTATTTATAGATACTCGGTTCGAAATTTATATTAATGAGATCGTCATAGCCATTATAATCATCCTTAGGAGATACAATGGTAGAGCTCCAAAGAGTATATCGTGAGTAATTATCTCTGTTGGGAACTATTTGAAGTACGTAGTTACCTGGTCCATTTACTGGAGCCAAGGGATTACCACTTCCGTCAATAAGATAGATTACATTGGATACTAGACTTAGCCTAACATCTTGAGGAGTATTTAAAGGGACTGTAATTGTAACTGTTTCTTGTATAGGATTACCATTATTATCCTCTCCAATAACCCTTGTAATTTGCTGATCAAATGCAACTAACTGATATCTGACTGAAGAAGTGCTATCTAAAAGAATAGCCTCTATGTCAATAGTTGCTTCTGAGTCTGGAGTAACAATAGTATTAGGAGATACTTCTGAGATTGTAACATCAAGTTCTCCAGAGTAGAATTTATCAGTGATATTAGGAGTTGTTTCTGATACCCCATACTTAATGAAAATATTAGGTTCTGTAGGAACTTCTAATTCACTATCAGCTTTATCTGCCCCGCCATTCCACATTCTAATGGAGATGGGAACGTATCTATACCCTGTTGAACCAGATGTATTTGTTTGATATATAAATCTACTTGGAAGATTATCCAAGTTAAAACTCACACCTGAGATATATCTATCTCCCTCTTGAATGAATTTTGCGTTCTTATTTTCATCGGAAGAGTTAAATACTTCAGTCCATACTGGTACTGAATTTGTGCCTCCATTAATAATATCGATTTTTAAAGAAGTATTTGTTTCAACTTCAAAAATATATTTCTTATCTACGCTATCATTATCAAGACGTAAAAATCCGTCCCATCTAACTCCCCAGTTATCTTGATTATCTCTTAGCACTCTTGGAGGTCTTGAGAACCTCATGTTAGAGTCTTTGACTATGTTATTTCCGTCATATACGTATCTATCGACAACTGGTATCCGAGTTTCTATATAGGATCCTGAGTTAAAATATTCCTTTTCAGAATAAAGTTTAAAACCACCCTGCCTAAATTCTAATAAAGATAGAGATGTTACTGGGTTTATGTCATCCGCGCTATAAGAAACATTATTTCCAGAATCGTTAGGAGACTCTAGGAACCAAAGTGGTGGGTTTAGGACAGAATATGCTCTTGAGAAAGTATATACAGTATTAACAAATTGAGAACCAATAATTGCTTTAAGTTCTTTTAATTTATTAAGAGAATTTTCGTCATTAGCTAAATATGCTCTAGTATATACAACCTCACTATTTACAATACTCGATCCAGTTACCTCACTCTTGATTGTTATATCTGTGCCAACTAAAGAGATTTCTCGCCCTGTTGACGGATTTACGTAAGATTTTAATGTCCATACAAGAGTATTAGGAGTATTAATTTGCTCATCAAAAGAATCTTGTTGTTGAGGTAAGATACTAAGTTGATTTAAAGTAACAACCCCGGTATTCTCATTAAAAGAAGTGAACTTAAAAGTACCAAATTCTTGATCAGTGCCTGGTGTTGCACGATAGAATAGCGCGGTAGGTCCTGCATGAAGTCCATCTAAGGTCCCTTTGCCAGTAAAGGAATTAATTTGATCTATTCTATCCTCTACCCTAATTCTAGGATTAGTTGATACAGTAGCACCTGCAATTCCACCGGCGATACTAATCCCAGAGAGGGGTGTTAGGAAGGAGGATGTAATTTCATTGCTTACAAAGTCTCTAGTTATTTCAAAATCTTCTGGCTTATATGTGCCATAAATAGAGATCTCATTCGCATCATCGACTCTTGTAACATACTCTAAGACATTTGTAAGGGCCTCACCAGGATCATCCAGGTCTCCTAAGGCATTATTCCTCAGAAGACCCACATAATTAATATCATTAAGTTTCCTACCGGCCCTACGAAGTAGGAAAGATTGTAGAGCCGAGTAGTTATTAGCAATATCTAAATTCTGGGAGACCTTTTTGTCTATTCTGGTTGCCATAATGGGGCACTATGCAGTATCTATAAAGATACTTTAAACCCCTCAAGTCGGGGAATATAGATCAGAGTACGCGCGGATGACAGACTTGACGAAGTCAGAACGAACAATCTCATTATAGCCAAAGTTAACATGGCCAACAGATTGATTAGAACCAAGTCTGCGGAGGGCGTCTGAAAGTCCATCATGGCCGTAGCGGTTAGCAAGGTCACGTTGAACTACGTCACCAAGCAAAGCGATAGACGAATTATCACCAAGTCGGGTAAGGATTGTCATTACGGAATGGGTAGTGGCATTTTGCATCTCGTCCGCAATGATCATGCAACGATGTAGAGACCGTCCACGAAGGTGCTCAATAGGTAAAAACTCAATAATCTTTTTCTCAATAAGATAGTCGGCTTTACCTTTTTGCATAAATACCGCCAAGGAGTCGCGAATCGGCATGATATGAGGCGCGATCTTCTCTTCAAGATTACCTGGAAGGAAGCCGAGACCTTGCTCACCTGGAGTGGATACAATGGGTTTTACGTAATAAATCTTCTCGATCTCACGTTTTTGAAGTTTTTCGCATGCAGCATGGATTGAAAGTAGTGTCTTTGCTGTGCCTGGTGGTCCGGTGAGGATGGTGAGAGTTTTTGTCTTAAGGTATCTCATTGCATCAACCTGCGAAGGATTCATAGGCAATAAAGGCTTATGATCTTCAAATTTAGGATTAGAGGCCTGGATCATTTCACCTTCGGTGATTCTTTGACGTCGAGAGGATTTTCTTGCCATGAGGAGATTGTAAATCTTCTGATACGAAAAAAGACCCAAGGAGATAAATATCTCCATTGAGTCTCATGATCTGTATGTCTTAGGGGACATAGAATGTCTTCGTATCCTGACAATCTTTAAACTTATCAGACAACTCTTACTTTAAGAACGCTACCAGTTCTATAAAGTCCGCCAATAGGAACCGGTATAGTTGCTGCTGCGGCCGCTGTGTCATCTGCAAATTCTCTTAGACCTGTAAAATTAATACGGTTAAAGGCGACAGGAATGGTTGATCTATCACCGAATCTTCTTACTACCCCCGTGCTATCTGCATAATAAACTTCATCAAGTACCTCGTTGAGGAACAACTCTCCTCTGTAGAGGCTTGAGGAGTCATTGTCATGTTCATCTTGAAGATACGCCTCATCATGAGTAGCATCTGAAGTAAATCTAACTCCCCAACGATGATAAGGAGGTTGTGGCGTTGCAGGCATATTCCTACTCGGGTTTCTAGTTATATTAACCTTTAAACTCCAGAGTTTTTTGCTCTAGTCAAAAGTAACAGTAACTTTTTAACTGTTACTGTCAACGCACGTATATTTCTATGATAGAATACTAAGGAATATATCGAGAAACCAATGCCCTCTTATCCTAAAACAATCGTGGTCCTTGGAGCAGATCGAGTCGGAAAATCCACTACTGTAGAAAACACATATAAAGATCTTGTAGAAAAGGATATCTGTGTCCGTTCTCTCCATTTCTCTGGTCCTCAGCCACACCATCATAGCCCCATTCAACAATACCTTGATCCCTTCCAAGCAGCATTGGAAGAAAAAGCCCAGGTTGTTCTCTGTGATCGTGGATTTTCCGAAGTTTGTTTTTATGAGAAATTCCGACGTCACATCGATATCTCTGAAGAATGGGCCAATAGCGCAGAATCATTCTTCGCCTCTTATAGCTCACTGATCAAAGTATTTTTGATTGAAAGGGACTGGGAATGGAGCCTCCCATTGCACATCATCGAGATCAATGAGTTATATCCTGGTTGCTCTGATTACTTTATGAATATGCAACTTCAAGCCCGAGAAAAAGAGCATGAGGAATACTATGAATATATGAAAGACTATCTCACATACCGTTCTCTTCTTTCTGACATCACTATTCTCTCCCCGCCTGACAAGTCTTTCTCTTTGGCCGACGTAGTTTAAAGATTATTGAATAGATATAGGAACTATTACCCCTATGGCAACCGTATTTAACACCGGTCTTCACCGTAAGATCGGCATGGAGTTTGAATATAAAATCTCCTTTCAAGAGTTTCTAACCGAAGCTATCGGTTCGAGTCTCGTATCTTCGTATAGCGCAGGATCAAATACTCCTACTGCTCGTACTACTGCTAAAAATGCCTTCGTGGCTTGTGGCCCTAGCATGGGTTTTGAGGCCAAGAAGTTTGCCTATGCGACCCTAGAACTTGTTGTAGGCGCTCTTGCAGCCAATGCAAACGTCCCTGCTGCTGATAAAACTGCACTCAACGACCAATTAGTTAACATCACTCGTTATGTTGGTATTACAGGCGATGGTGATTTCCATTTCATGGTAGCCACCTTCAACCTCGCTGAGACCATCTCTTCGATCATTGCTGAAGTAGTCCCTGCTCCTCAGGCCCCTGTGGGAACAATTGTGACTCTTGAGCTTCTTGATGGAGGAAGTGGATACACTGATACTCTGGACGGAACGGCAGATGGCGAGATTACCGTAGCATTCAATTCTACTGAATCCACCAACCCCGCTGGTTATACTGCCGGTGCGGGAACAGTGTCTATTGCTACTGGTGAAGTAATCACAATCGATGCTATTACTAATGGCGGAGCCGGATTCAAAGTTGATCAGATTGTTTCAATCACATCTGCCGGAGCGGATAATGGCGATACGCTTGCAATGGCTATTGTAACCTCTGTATCTTGATCCCAGGTAAGATGTGTCTAGTCTCTATCGTTGCCGAACTAGAGTAGCATATAAGCCTTTCAAATCAGAGAGGCTTATTGTCTTTGAGGAAAGACAAATTCAAGATCTAAGTGTTAAACTTAAATGGAATAACACATTTTCCTCAATGAACTCCCAAGGTGGTGAGTCGGCTAGCGCATATACCTCTGGAATTAGTCAGTCAACTTGCCAGGTCACCCTTTCAGATCCTTATCTGACCGGGGCGGCTTGGCCTGCGTTATTTGATGCAGCATCGATGTACTCGGCATCAAATACCGCTCAAACAAACAATATTTTGCTTCGTCCCTGTGAAGAAGGCCAAGATCCAATAAGAGACAAGTGCTTTCCTTACGCGTCCATCGATGACAGAGAACTAATTAACTCCGATGGGACATCAAGGCCATTGACGGACACTCTGGCCCATCTTGTCATATCTTTCTGGTATGAGGTGGGAGGAACGTCTTTTGGTACAGATTATTACTTCAGAGTGAATAGGATATCAGTGTCTCATGGCGCAAATTTTCCCTCGGTTACTCTTGCGGGTGTAGAACCAAAAGCTCTAGTCTTCAACCAAAATCTTATCAATGTTAAGTTTGATGAGGGGATGACAGTTGAAGAGGCGTTAAAAAAGATCGCCGAAGAGAGCGGATATAAAGCAAGTTTCTGTGTCCCTCCTACCGAATCCCAATCTAAGCCATACATCCTCCCACGCTCAATTATATACAAAGGCGTAACTCCAGACGAGGCAATGAAAAAGCTCATTGGAGCTACGGGTGGATCGATGCTATCTCTCCCTGTCAAGGAATATGGTAATAGGGTGAGCGTTTGCTCTCGTGGTGAAATTACTCAGAGTTGCACGGTATTTTATCTCGGTAAAGGGCTCTATGAAAGCTATGAGATTAATGGTGAGCCTCCTACCACTTTTGCACAAAGAAATTCACAGACAGGAGCAACAATTAATGAGGCCGATCCATATGTCTCTGCAAGTTTCTCCGCTGATAAATACTCCCTCAAAGAGGTCATAAAACAAAAAAGAATCAAGGCCCTCCAGAATGTAAACAAAGTCACCTTCCAAGGACTTTTCGAACCCTGCGAAAAGAGATGCCAAGGTCCATTATCGACTGGGTACGGATGGAAGGGTGTAGGACCTACAGTAGAAAATAAAAAATATACCCAAACAAATCTATATGGCATAGCGCCTAGTGGCACGAAGTCAATCTCCTATCTCCCAGGCAAGGTGCAAAGTGCCTCTGGGGATGAGGGGAAGGTTGTCATAAAGACAGAGTTCTGGTTACAAATTTGCAAAGAGGATGCCTCGGAAAAATGCTTTGGGCGTTACATCTTCCAAGAATCCACCAATCTTTCTGAGGTAAAGGTTAAGAATGGCGATGAGGTGAAGGTGTCTCAGCAAATTGGCTCATCTACCTCCGATAAAAAAGAGTTGGTAAGATTTTATATCCTTGGCCATGGGACAGATTTTGTAACAATTGACCCACAACTTGTTTGGAATTGGGCTTCTCCGGCAGAGACCGCTGCTGACTTCCAAGATAAAAACGCTCCTTCATCCCCTAATCAACAATCTAATCCACCATCGACTGCTAATGGGGATAATTTAATCGGTCGAGTTGGTAGCACTGGTAGATCAACGGGTCCGCACCTCCATGCAGAATGGGAAGATAAAAGACCCATTACAGCTGCTCAAGTATTTAAATATGTTAGATTCGGCGGAGGCAATCCTCAAGTAAGTTCTACGTATCGTTCTGCAAGTAGACCGAACCATAATGGGGTTGATATAGAAGCAGATTTAGGTACTCCGTTATATATCCAAGGAGGCGCGGGTGGTCTTAATAAGCAAGAAGGATATAGTGGTGGATTTGGAAATAATGTTTTAATTTCTACGCCAGAAGGCAATATGCTTTTAGCCCATTTACAAGATAAAAGTATTCCTTCCAACCTCCCCGGTCTTACAAGTTCCGACTCTGCCGGTAATGTAAGTCCAACCATCTCCACAGCAGCATCAAATAAAGCCCTCACTGTAGAAACATCATTTAAAGGCGTACCTAGGGCCCTGCGGATCACTCCTGGTAGAACCATCTTGTCTTTTATCACAGACTATGATAAATGGGTGGAGAATGGTGGGCCTAGGGGCGAAGACCCTTCAACCGATCCAGGCGTATGGTTACCAAGTCGATTTAGGAATTGGTTTGTTAATGAGGTTGAATTTGTCTGGAGACAAGGGGATCTTAGGGTGAATGTTGAGGCATCTAGTCCTTGGGGTAATAGTATAATTTCCGCACCTACCTTCCCAGAGTATCTCCAAGGGCAGCAAAGCGCAGGAGAATTTGAAATAACCAAAGACTACTATGGATATATCCGCTCAATAGGGGACTTATGTTTTCCGATTAAGAAATCTGATACCGGAGAATTGACTAACTCATGCAAAGAGTTATGCAAAGAAGCCCAAGAGTTCTATAAGCAATTTGGTAGTGGTGAAGGAACAACCACTGATCCTGGCTCAGGTGCCGGGGCTGGTTCTCAGACAGGATTCCCTGTGGGTAAATGTCAATATACTGGTACTTCTTACGACCAAAGTAAAGTAAATAAGATTATTAACGCAGCATATGCTGGTGGTATTAGGACCAATATTGGTCTTGCTGGAGTGGTTGCAAATGCAATCTGGGAATCTCGCCTAGATCCTAAAGCCCGCGGAGATAACGGAGATGCCTGGGGTATTTTCCAATGGAACTCTAGAAGACCTGGGCTTATTGCTTATGCTAATAGTGTGGGTGGAAGTCCAGATAACTTTGATGTACAAATGGGATATTTTGTAAAAGAACTTAAGGGATCAGAGTCTGCTACAATCCCAGCAGTGAACGGAGCCTCTACTCTTGCCGAAGCTACCAGACAATTTGAACGAGTCTTTGAAAGAGCTGGAGTCCCACGTATCGAAGAACGTATTAAAATAGCCGAACAAATCTTCCCTAGTTTTAACTGTTCGAGATGATACCAAAGGTAATTGCAAGTGGGATAATGGCCGCGGTATTAAACTCGGCTAAAAAGGAACTTCTTGAGACCGCAAAATCTCAAATCATAAAATCTCAAAAGGAAGCATTACGTAAAGACCTACTTGCTAAAGTCACTGCCCAATACACCAAGGAAGCAGAACATAACTTCACCCAATATATCCAGGCCCTCGAATCTGCTAATGTTGAGATTAGTTTTGAAGGGAAGCCAGGACAGGCTTTTATTAATAAGGCACAGTCAGCAGTAAATGAACTTGAGAGTTATTTAGATAATCAAAATCCAGACGGGGCTGTGATACAATTCTTAAAAAAACGATATGGGGAAGAGGGAATTAATATTATCACCGGGAGACTTTACGCGGGGCATTATGTCGGCAAGAAGTCACAAGGGGTTTATGAAGTTGCGAATAAGATGGGATATGCTGCCCCAGTAGATAAAAGAAAACCTTGGTTGTCTAGCGAGAAGACAACTCAAGGTCTGGAGGATATGTTGGCAAATGCTGCTAAGGAGATTTTTGAATTAACTTTTGAAGACTTGGATCTATCTTCGGATATTGCTCTGTTAAAATTTTCTGGACAGGGATTCAAACCACCTCAAAAAATATCAAATAAACCACCAAAAGGTAAATCTAGTCCTAAGAAGAAAAAGAAAAAATAACCTAACCATAATACTTAGCACCTTTGGCTAAATTAGCCTTAGCACTTAAGGCTTGAAGTTGAGCATTCATTGCGTGATAATCAAACCAACTCTCAGCAAGGGTTGTGTCTTTAAAGTAACATTTAGTTCCTCTACAATGTACATCAATCCGTTCCAAATCTATCTTTTCTTCCCTACACCATTCTTCGACTAAGTTTTTAAATGGATAGGTGTGGTCGATATGGAACTCACCTGAGTTAATGAATTCACCACTCATCGCGCATTTTAATGGTTTTCTTTTGAGTTGGCGATTTACACTGAGTCTAAATGTTTTAATTTGAGGCTCGATGATTTGTCTCATCGCTATAAGTGCCTCTTTTTTATTTTGCTTATATTCGGGGATAGCTATTGCCCTAGGGAAAAGTTCATCAGTGACTTTACCTTTCCCCAGCCAAATTTCCCTCTTAGACCTAGAGGTAATCATCACAATTCCTCTGACGGCCTTACCTTGAAACTTCTTATTGCGTATCTTGTACTTTACCTCGCCACGATCTTTAATCGCCTTCCATTTAGGAATCAGATCAATAACCTCATCAAGGAAATCCTTATCTGTTCCTTTTACAAAGTAGTTAGATTCTGTTCCATAGACAACTTCTGTCCACTTTTTTTCGAACCCTCCCTTCGTGTATTCGTTTCCTTGGATGGATATGACGCGTCGCATAGTATAAATTCGATAAGTTGTTCTGAATATTTCTTGATATCATCAGCATTTTTAAGATGAGGATTCTTTCTAACCAAGGTAGATACAGAACGTTTTTTAACTAAATAGTCAGTAAGAAAAGTTTCATCAACTGGGTCTAGATCAGTGATTTTATGGAGAAGGTCACGATGGCTCATCATAAAGTCCCCCATTGTCATCTCTGATTCATACTCTGGTTCAATGATGTTCGAGTATTCAGTAACCTGGGAAAAACTCATTGCAAATGCTTGACGTACTGCACGGATTTTTTTAACAGATACCTGGATTTTTTCGGCGATCTGCTCATCGGTAATGTCTGGATCAGTAGTTGTATATTTCCTAATCTTTAAATAAAGATCGGAATATGATCTGGGGATCTTTACCAATCTAGAATTATCTCTGAGATAATTTAGCATATGAAACTGTAAACATCTATTCACCCAGGTAGAAAAATTTGCACCTTTACTCTGATCCCAAGAGTCATAGATTTTTACAATATACTCAAGGGCGGCGTCTCTAAGTTCTTCATAAGGAAGCCCTGTAAAACTTGAGATTTTTTTCGCTACCTGCGAGGCCTTCCACATTTGGGAGATGATTTGCTCATCTCGTTCTGATTTTTGCCTACGTGATTTACGACGTGATTGCTTATCTTGTTCTACAGTCATGCTTTTTCGATGGCTCCTATGATAAAATCTTTGAGTTGAGACTGAGCTAAAATACCGTCTATGTTTAATCCTAAGAGTTGAGCATCACGATCAAAAACAGCAAAGTTCGGAGTACCATCGCATTCAATCTGGTCACAAAATGCCCAGTTATCTGATGTTACGTCCCATTCCCCAAATCCCACCGAATAATGTGGGTACTCTTCAGCGATTACGTTAGCCGTTTCTGCCCATACAGGTTTCATAGCATTGCATGCCGCGCAACCTGGCTGGTGAAAAAATACAACTCTATATTTAAATTGTTGATCTGTCATAATGATAAGTATTCCTGCAGGTAATACGTTATGTATTATACCATTAAAGATATTTTGTAGCGGATCCTTTGCTACTTCCCATGGTAGTATTGACTTTACCCACTTCACTAGAAAGTCTTCTAGATCCACCTCGGTAGAATGGGTCATGGACTAGGCGCGGTAATTCCTTTCTGTCCCCTCCATGGACGGTTCTACCACCCATAATCTCATCTCGATAAACGGTCACTCCATACACGAAAGCGTCTACAAAGTCGTCGTTTTTGATAAATGGGAAAGAGGTTAATTCCGCTGTTCTTTCCGCCAATGAGGGTAGGTTCTCGTAAAGAGAGACGATCCCATCCTCTACAAGCGGGGCAATTGCGTTTGCCCTAAGTACCTTGTCTTTATTAGGTACTAATTCTTTAATCGAGATATTAATGGTTCTCTTTAGAGTTTGAATCAAAGGGACTCCTTGGGCTCTACCCTCAATATATACACATCTTAGTTTCCAAGTTTTAACAAGTTGGGGGAAGATCTTCTCAAGATCTGGGAACTCCATTCGATCGAGGATATAATGAATGAGATGAAGTTTACTTTCACGTTTGTCATATCCCCAGATACAAATTGCAGTATAATCATTCATCCTATCGGCCTTATAGGCCGTGTCGATAGTGGCATAGATGTAGGAATATTTACTCTTATTCTTTGAATGATACCCAAACCAATGTTCTTTAAAGATTGCACCCTGCTCACCGGCTGGTCTGCCTTGGTATAAGGAATTAAAGTCTCTATCGCCGATTGATTTCTTGATCGCCTCAAGGTTCTCCACAGGAAAAAACTGAGGCCAATGAGACTCACCCAATCTTCTCCCGAGAACATCGTTCTCTTCATCTGTACATAGAGCAGGTACATTAAGCTCCTTCCAGCCTTCGGGGTCAGCCTTAAGCAATCTACCAATCACATCATCTACATGAAAGCGAGTTCCCATGGAAATGATTCCATGGTTAGGAAGACCACGGGTTAAGAACTGAGCCTGGGTCCAAGCAAATGTACTCTCCATGACCGTGGGTGAGTTACCATCAGCGAGAAGGTCATCTAGAATCCCAACTCCAGGGAGTTCACTGTCATCAATTACGCCAAAACCAAATCCGGTAACGTTACCCCCAGCCGATGCCATCTTAATCAGACCACCATTGTTGTTTCGGATGGCACTTAAATTAGATTTATCTCTATCTACCTCGCATTCAGGAAAGAGCCATGCAAAACTCTCATGGGAGATATACTCAATCACTGCTCTAGAGTTTTCGTTGGTGAGTTGGAGCGCATAAGAGCTCATGATAAATTGGGCAGTGGGGCTCCGACCCATTTGCCATGATGGAAAAACCTTGGAGATAAGCAAAGACTTCCCTGTTCTCGGAGGTAGGGAGATAGCACTTTGCTTATAATCTTTGTCTCCGTCTCCAATCTTTTGTAGAAAGTTACCGATTACCTCATGGACATGGAATGGTTGAAACTTTCCAGCAATAGGAACTTCTGATGTTATAAATCGAGCATATGTTAAGAAGTCTGTTCGACATTTAAGTCGAAGGAGTTCTTGTTTGTCTGAAGGTGAAAGGGAAGAAATATTCCCTTCCATCTCTTTAACAATCTGCCTTTCCTTCGCGGCTTCTACCTTGTTCATAATTTATCTGGTCTAAGAGAGATGAGATTTGTTGTTGGTCAGGTGGCAGATCAAAATACTTTGTGGGCAATGAATTACCTAATAGAGATGAAGGTTCTGGTGGCTCTGGTGAATTTATCTTAGACTCTAAAGAGTCTTTAAGCACTTTATCTTTGTTATTGGTTGTCTTACATCCATCGAAATTAATTGGAACATCAGGATTGAAGAGTCCAAGGACAATATCCGCTGCCTCAAGGAGGCCTTCTCCAGGGGAGAGTTGCTTCCATTCCTTATGAGCAGGTTTGAGGGCTTTATTAATTGTTAATGTTGCTTCAGTTCGAGATTTTTTACTTAACTTGGGAATTTGTTTGATATTTTTGTTTGTAAGTACAAGGGCTGGTGTCTTTGCAACTCCAATTCTTGGACCATCTTTAGTTCCGTCTAAACGTTTAACATACTGATAAAGGTCCATAATCGCCCTAGCGTGCTCTGTCATATCTTTTAGGGCTAGAGGAAAATAAGAGAAGTTAGATGAGAAAAATTTTCTCATTGTACGATATTGAGCATCAATTAACTTTCTCTCAATAGACTCCACCTTAGAGATATTATTATCTGCTTGCTTAAGAGCCTTTTCAATAGCCTCTAACGAATAAATAAGTTCTGAGAAAAGCTCTGGGAAGTCAGCATTCTTTGCACCCTCCATTCTATCAGCAAGGTCTTTCAACCTACTAACAGCCTTAAGGATTTTTGTTAGATCAAAAGGATTCTTAACGCATAATTCCTCACCAATCTGAGTAGGAAGAAAGTCAGTGATTGGGTTATTATTATTATCTACTGGATTCCCACTAGGTGAATAGGAACTATGCCCACTCTTAAGTACATTGCCACAGGGGTCAAGGAGTCTATTCCCATCAGAATCTACCCCATGTTCTGTCTTTCTACATTTAGGGTCACATGGGCAATCCAATCCGCCCCCACCGAATAGTCCCCCAAGGCCGGGTATCCCGCCAAGGATAGATGAGACCGGGTTAATACCAGTAAGAGCAGAAAATGCGCTTAGGCCTAAACCTGCAGGTCCTAAGAATGAGGTGAATTGCCCACCTAACCCAACTAACTGGAGCGCTGAGGTAGCCAATTGTGGTACACCCTGTAACCCGCCAAGACTAGGAATGCCTGGTAGGTTAGCAAAATTAGCGGCCATCTGAGCAATTTCACCAAAATCCCCACCAGAAAGTTTCCCTAGAATATCCCCAGAAACCAAGTCAGTAAGACCACCGATCCCTCCTGCTGTAGAGATAATCTGATTAATAGAATCTGGTAGGGATTGATCCAATGCCCCAACGGCACTACCGATAATATTATTGATGGAGAGAGGTTGACCATTTAGAATATCTTTACCAATGTCCCATACAGGGGATACGAATTGTGCTACCTCTGGAGGGAGCTGGGAGAGACCAAGCATCGCAGCACTATCAATAGCACCCAATGCTCCACCAGCCATATATGCTGAATATACTCCGGCCACCTGAGAAGGTAGGCCATTGAATGCCTGATTGAGAGAGTTCTTGCCTATGATTTGCAGAGCAGAGTCAAGAGTATTATTTCGTATACCCCTAGCCAGCACATCCCCTGCTCCTCCAGCAGTGCGAAGAATCGCTACCAACTCATCATCAATAACACCACCCCTATTTATGGCATTGGTTATCTGTGAAGTTAATGCAGCAATGGATTGATTAGAATTGTTTGCAATCGCAATCTTTGCAAGGTTGCTAAGCATATCCGCCCCGTTAAATTGCCCTGGAAGAGCATTTGCTGCGATCATTGCTTCCTTCAGGGCCGGATCTGAAGCAATAGGTGCCACTGCATTTCCGGCAGCCTTTAAGATTTCTTTACCTGCTTTACCAACAAAATCTTGGGAGGAAGGTGATGCATTTTGAGCTAGGGCCTCCATGGGTTTTTTAGAAGCCAAGAAGTCCTTTCTGGACATTGGCTTTTCACCCGGATAGAATTGTACTGGTCTCCGAGTACCGGGATGGACCCATTTCATCTGGCCTTGGTAGCGGAGACAAATCGCCAGCTCAGAGTTATCACCGGGGTCTATGATTGCCTCCATCCCATGATTCTTCTCAGTGCAAGAAGGGAGTGTAGTTCGGAATACTAACGGAGGTGAAGATACTGGGCTCCATGAGAAATCACCATTCTCATCCCTACGGCACATTAGCATCGTCGAGCGAAACTTCCGATCCTCCGCAAACTCTCTTATCTCCCCCTCAAGTGCCTGAGAGCATTTAGGCATTCCAGACTTCTTAGAAAGATTGGTATTTATCTGCGATTCCACCACTCCAGGATCAAATCCCTTCTCAACTAGTTTGCCATGGGTAAGGGATTTCCATGCATAGACCGGATCCCCACCTTCTTGGGTATTATTTCTTCTGAGGCAAATAATAACATCTTGATTTACCTCATTCTCAAGGAGATACATCCGTCCAGCATTATCTTCATTGCATCTCATACCGGGATCGGAGGCAATACTTCCTGCCTCCATTTGCTCACCAAGTACTGTGAGTTGGATAGGCGTACCTACACCACTCCCTCTAGGATCTTTATTAAATATCTGACTTACAAATGCGTCGTTAGTATTACCTCCGGCTTTGGAAAGGAGGCAAGGAGCACCGATATATTGCGAACTTAGTTGGCCCTTATGACTACCTTGTACATACACCCAGTCACTTGTAATCCCCGAGTAAAGTACCTTAACCCTCCCAAGTCTTTTAGGATCTGACACAGAGACAATAGTCCCAATCTCATTAAATGGATCTCCAAAGGGTCCGCCTATAGCCTCCGAGGTGCGGAGGCTAAGTTCTTTCATTGTCTGTAGGTCGTCAAAAAATCCCATGTATTAGTCCTCTTCTACAATCTCTGGCTCAAAAAAACCGTCTCCAACTGCCCATAGATCTGCAGAAAGATATGCATATTGAATATGTTTATTTAGGTTATCTGGTAACCAATTCTTAGAGATATAATTCACTCTATCCCAAGACTTACCGTCTCTATTATAGTAGTATGGAACTCTAAAAAATACATTCTTACTATCTTCAACTGAAGTAACTCTAGATACTCCAGCCACTATTTGATTTGAATAGTTGTTAATAGCAAGATCAGATTCTCCACCTACCTGTAGAATTTCTGACTTATATGGCCATAAGGGAGGAGCATCAATTTCAACATTTCTAAGACCATTCTTTGGCCTTCTAACTAATACCTCTGAGGTAGTTCCATCCTCTTTTGTTAAAATTGATGTATTTTTTATTTCAACCTCTTCCTCTGTATGGGCTTTAAGATCGAATATTGAAGATAAGAAAGCAAATGATAACACACTTCCTTTCGATTCCATAAGACCATTCCATTTACCATCATAAATTTTTATGGAATTTGTTGGAGATAGTGATAGTATCTTAGAAGTACTATTATATGCTTTTTCTTTGTATAAATATTCGGATGCTAATACATTTGAATTATAAGTAAGAGAACTCACCTCATCAAATTTAATTTTATTACTATTATCTTGGGAGGGATATGTCGTCCATAATTGACTCGATATAAAGGGGAATTTATTAAGCGCTTCGCCTTTGGGAGTTTTTATCTCACCAACACCTGGGAGGGTAAATGTTTTTTCACGATCATACCATCCGAAAGCATTTTCGATCATCGCTACTTTGATCTTTCTTTCCCATCTACCATCCCATAGATCCCCAAATAGACCTACATGTTGCGCGAGCCAATCAAGAACCAGCGGAGAACATGTCTCAAGATCGAGATAGTTCTGATAGAAAGATGCAATTTGGTCTTTCTTTGAGGAAAGAAACTCATCCACCCCACTTGTTAACCATTGAGCTGGGGATTCATTTTCAGAGAATAATGGATCAGAGCGATATGCCTCGGAAATACCTGGCAATCTAGAGTATACTGGACGCGCTATATCATTCTTAGAGTACTCAAGTACTCCTCTCTTTAGAGAACTTTTTGTTACCTGGATTATATTATTAAAAAGTTCTTTTACTCGGTTATATACGGTAATAATGAACTTAAAATTATCATGGACTCTTACTTCTTTATAGAGATATTCTTCCTCAATAATTAAAGCGCATTGCTCATACCACTCAGTAGGTAATGTGGAGAATACCTGTAACATCTCACCTTTAACTTCTTCTCTAACCCCATCTTCATAAAGAACTAAAGAAATGTACCCGTCCGACTTCTGTGGATAAAGGAGAGTCATGAACGACGAAATAAATCTATCTCTTCTGTTTTCAAGACCTATTACATTTGTCTTAGGAGGATTATTTATCGCATCTAATCTCTCATCAATCACTCTTATTGCCTGATCTATAAAATCTTCTGAAAAATAATATTTTGGAGGGAGGTAAATTTTTGAATACTTAGAAGCCGGAGCATCGATATCTAATGTTAATGGACCGGATTCAGTGAAGGTTATTGCTTTACCTCTAAGTACAGAATGAAGTGATACTTCTTTTTCTACGTTTAAATAATATATCAAAGGAGCATTAGAATTATATGTATTACTTGACTGATATTTCCACTTCTTATTTCTTACATAACTTAGTTTTCCAATAATACATTTACCAGGATTACAAAGAGTATCTTCTCCTTCACCGTCTTTACATATCAATCCTATTCTGGAGCAACTCTCCATTCCACCATGTTCTGTGCCACCAAGCGGATGCCCATGGGCGTAGATAGGAAATCCACCAAGAGTTGGATCTTCTGAAATTACCTCGGTATTGGAATACGTATGTCCAATGTTTTTATATACAAATCCATCAAGAGTTAAATTGCCACTTTGAACCGAAATTACTCTATCTCTAGGAGAGTTAATATCTTTTGATTCAAAAACAATATTCCCTAACTTATGAGCAAATATTTTTTGCTTTTTTGTTCTATCAAACTCTAAGATAATATGAGCTGAAGAAAGGGAGGGATTATTTTTTCTTGATTGTATACTATCCCAAACTGATAGATTCATGGTGTATATAGATTGGTATAGGTATATGTGAGTGGGCTAAAATCGTTGATAGATGTAAATGTTATTTGGAGGTTATACAACTTATATGAGATGATTCCAGAAGTGGGAACATATACCTCATTATCTGAATTTATTACATCTATATATGAGTAGATACATTTACCCAATGATTCTGATTCTTCACCAATAAACCCAGCACAAAATCCTTCGACATTGGCTGAATCTTTTAACATTAACTTTGTATCAAGTGTATTTATTGTCTTGACAAATGAGAATCCATAAAGTCTTCTCAAAAGATCTTGGTAGGATAGATTAGATCCTAGAGGGAGGTTTATTGGATTGATGTATTCTTGTAATGAAACAAGAATCTCATTAGATCTAGATTCTATGTTTCCAGAAATTTCAGCTGGATCATAATAGACCTCAATTACCATATCAATAGGAATTATCTCTGGTGGTAATATGGAGATATTAGTGCCTAAAGTAACTCTATTTCTTACAGACTCGATAATATACTGGAGTGTTGTATCTGACAGTTGTTTTCCATTATCATCACCAGCGCATATGACTATATTCCCAGACAGAGCAGAAGAGAGTTGATACCTTTCTTCGTATGTAAGAACTTTTATCAAGGATGCTTCTGGCGCTAGTACAGATACCTCATTCTGAAAGTCTAAAGCAGTAGTTAGATTTCTCCTGCTCAGAACTTCAAAGGCTCTTTTCTTCATCGAGTTAACAGACTCTAAGTCTTTGCCTCCAGTCGCAGCAGAGTTATTTCTTAGAAAATCTAACCCTACAAAACTTCTTTCAATTTTATTGATTTCTCCTGCTCCGACATTATATACCGACCCCCATTTCTCTGAGCGACAAATAGCAGTGATGGAATCTTCCGACTCAAGAATCCTTACTTCCTCAAGGAGGGTAAAACTAAGACCATTATTTGCATATACTCTAGTCCCAGATGGTATAATTACAACTCTATTATACCCAGGTACTTTATAAAAACTCACATCAACTAACGCCCTTGCTCCTATCCTTCTTTGAATGCCTAATTGTCTTAACCATTGTAGACTAAATGCCTCGGGGAGATTGTTAAGATAATAAAGAAGTTCTGATTGGGCGAATGCTTGACCTTCACTAATTGCCGCTAGTGGTGAAGCCGGAGTAAAATCATTTAACTCACCTCCAGACTCAAGATTTATTCTGGTCTGAATTGCGCGTACTAATGCCGAAGTATTTCTACTATCGAGTTGGAGTGGTAGTATCGGACCGTAGATATTAGCCATTAGAATGTATTAGAGAATTTACGAGAAGACATTGGCAATCCGTCTTCTTTATCAGAATTTAAAATTTTTGGAAGATTGGACGTATCGAAATAGTCCCCATTAGACATAGTAGCTGGGTCAAATGTTAAGAGATTATTAATTCTAGGTCCGATGAGACTTATTTCATAAATATCCCTATCACTTTGAGAAAGACCAGCGATATTGGCCAAGTCCCCTAGAACTGAAGTAGCATTCCAAATATCCGATCCAGAAAGAACAGAATTGATTTCTAGCGAAATATCTCTAAGAGACTCGGCTCCTGCGGGGTTGAATACTGACTCAAGGGACGTATTCGATGGATAACCAACATATCCATCAATCACTGAGTTTTTAAATGTGACAGGGGTAGTAGAGGATGAAGTTTCGAATCCTGGATAAGCGATTTCAGAGAAATATTTCTGAGGAGAAAGGTATCCGGTTGCAAAAGATACACCCCTATAATCCTTATCTAGATCAATACTTTGAGACAAAGATACGGTAGTATCTGGGGGTGGGGTGCTTATTTTATTCTTGGGATTATTACCTGCGATTTTTGCAATGAATGAAATATCTGGCCCTAATACCGGATCTGAATTAATTGACGATATTACACCATCGGCCAAAGAGGACGTATTTTCAAATCCTACAAACAATTTATTAAAAGTTTTAAGAATGAAATCTTTTAAACCTTCTCCATATCGCGTACTAGAATCTATCTCTAGAGATAATTGTTTTGGTAATTTTTTAAAAATTTTTGTAATCCAATCTGCACCGAAAGTGCTATCAATATAATCCGCGAAAAAGTTATCTTGTTGATATCTAGATAATAAATAGTCTTTAATAGACTCAAAAAAGTAATCTTTCGATTCTAAAAAACTTTCAAAGATATCAGATGGTCTTTGGGAATCAAAAATCTTTGTTGGTGAGTTACTTATTATCTGATTTTGAACCTCTCTGAATAGATCGGTGCTACCATATGCTACTGAGGCGAGCCCACTCAGCGTACTAAAATTATCAGTAATATACCCTGTTTTCAAGGCGAATTTCCTTTGCTCTATTATAATTTAAACCTTAGTAATTAGATTAAAGATTATCAGACAAACCTCGTATTGTTGATGGCTGAGGCAACATTCCAACAACTAACAACTTTGCTCCCTGGCGAAGAACCATTCATTGGTGATCTCGATGAGGGAGAACTTTGTATCAATGTTGCTGATGGAAGGATTTGGGCAGGGGATTCAATTTCTACCCCCATAGAACTCGGAGGAGCGGTTAAAAACCATCCAATGGGCCCACTAATTACTTCGAATTATCTGGAGGTAGATGTAACATCTCCAGATAATTTACCAATCTCGAATACGAATCCGTTGGACATCCCCCCTGGGTACTATAGAGAACAAAGAATTCTTTTAAGATTTCCAGAAACCGAACTTGAGAACTTTACAACTTATTTCGACTACCCAGTGAACTGGGGCAGTGAGATAATTTGGAAAGCTTATTCCACAGGTTTTACCTGGGGAGGTGGTGATGAGATTTTAAATCCAACGGCGGATAATCCTATTGATTTTTATAAAGCCCAAGGAAGAATCATCTTGGTAGAATTAAACTCTTTTGGTCCAAGTTCATATTGGATGGGAAGAGTTCTCTGGGTTAACTCTAATTCTTAATTTACGCCCTCGATCATGTTAGATAAGATCCAGTTCCAGAACGGAACGATTGTAACCAAAGAATATCTCAATGAGGTGCAGAAAGGCACGAGTTTTTCTGCGACAACAGGACGTGCCAATTTTTACGCCGAGCCTACAAACTCTGAGCATGCTGGTTGGTCAGTTGGTCAAAGAGACTCTGTCAAAGACTGGGAACTAGCTGATCCCAGAGAAGATAATGAAACAGCGGTAGGTAGGCTTGCTCATGACGGTATTGTATTAAATTCCTATAATCCTACTACTGGGGCCAAGGTATGGGGTCCTCCTGCTCTTATTGAAACTGCACCTAATAGCGGAGTATATGGAGTCTGGGTAGAGGCAGGTAGTATCGTTCTTTCTGATGGACAACCTATCTCTTGGGGAGTTCAGTTTGTTCAGTTATTAAGTGGCGTAGAAGTAAACTATCTATATATCTCAGAAGAAGGCGTAAGAAATAATATTGAAAATAACGAGGCTATAGAGATCTCGATTGATCCAGGCCTACCATCTGTCTCCGAGCCACATATCCCTCTTGCTAAATTAACCCTATCCGCTGATGGAACTTCTTTAGCAACCAATGAGGACGGCGAAGTTGCTGGAGTTGGTTATGTAGATCTTCGTCCTTCACTATATATTGGTAATCTTAATACCTATCCCCGTACCCTACGTAACACAGAAACCAAAGAAGATTCTTATGTTGCAAAGGCATGGGAAAGAGTTATTGCTGATACCTCGAATGGTTCATTAATTGTTTCTCTGCCTTCCAATCCCACAGATTCCGATCGTATTGCTATTGTTGATATTTCTGGGACATTCGATAGATTCCCTGTTGTCATCCGCCCAGGTGGAGACACAAAAATTAACAACTCAGTGGATGATTGGATTGTTAATATCCGTGATGCCCACCTAGAACTTTTCTATCACGGAGCTACTTCTGAATGGAAATTTGAGGAGACCCCCGGCGGAGATTGTAATCCCGTTCTTGGAACTTTCTTGAGTTGTGGTGGTAAGGAATTCATCGGCCAACGCCTAGCAACAGAATGTCCTGATGGTGATATCGTCCCCGTTACCTTCCCCAATACCCCAGATGGAGTATATAGATACGAGGCATCCACTCAGAAATGTTATAAAGAATACTATCCTAAAGTTGCTGTATACGCCAATGGAGAGGGTGGTCTTATTTCAATTAATAATGCACCTCGTTGCTCTAAGGATTCTTCTTCGGAAATCTCTGCTGCTTCAGTTAAGAATATCATCTATGTTGATCCGGCAGTTGGTGATGACTCATTGACCAATAGTGGCTTTGACTCTGATCGTCCTTTCAGAACTATTGAAAGAGCACTTATCGAGGCGGTAAGAGAAAGTCGTAGGGCTGGGCAATATAACGATCGTTACGATAGAGTGATGATTGAGTTGGCTCCTGGTGACTATTATGTAGACAACTCACCAGGTGTGAGCAGTGTGCCTTCTCTCTCAGCCAATAATGGTTTGATTCAGAGAGTATTTACTGGATTTACAGTTCTTCAGGTTATCGAAGCTGATAGATCGATTAGAATTGATATCGATGCGCTCGATCCTACTCTCACCCAACCGCCTAAGTCTTTAAATCTCGGAAGAATTCTATATTCCCAGAGTGGTGGTGTAGGTAATGTAGTTAAAGTAGAAAAGCAGACCCTTAGTTCGTCACTTTGGACAATTACTCTAGAGTATGTAAGAGGAACATTCGCGTTCAACGATGAACTATACTACGATAATCTATCAGTAGTTAACCCATCAACCGGTGGTCTAGTAGTCCCTAGAGGTATTTCGGTTGATGGTGTGGATCTTCGTAAGGTCCGTGTAAGACCAATGTATGTACCTGAGTTGACTCCTACGGAGATTGAACCTCAGACAAAGAGAACCGCAATCTTCAAGGTGACTGGTGGTACATACATTTCACTTCTAACCTTTACTGATAACCCTCAGTACGCAAGAACCCATAACACAGTCACCTCAGTAACATTTGCTTCAGAAGCAGAGATTTTTGGTTCTGGAGATGAAGTCTCCTATTACTCCAAACTTAATTCTCTATTCAATTCATTTGATGGTTGGGGCAATGAAGGTCTTGAGCCAATCCGTGCAGAGACCACTATCGTTGCTCCTATCGCACCTTCTAAGAGCCTGCGCCAAAATGACCTAGAGGAGAATCAAACTGGTCTCCCTGGAGCCGACTCCAGAGACCTAACTTCTGTCTCTTATCCTGGACCTACTCGTCTTATCCGTAAAGATTCTTCAGGTAGTCAATTATTTGGTCTTCCTGACATCAACTCGACCAGATCATCCTCGCCATATGTCTTCAATTGCTCGGTAAGATCGATCTTCGGCCTTAATGGTATGTGGGCAAATGGAGCTTTAGTTTCTGGCTTCAAGTCGATGGTGACTGCCAACTTTACTCAGGTATCACTCCAGACCGATCCTAATTGCTTCAATGATCAAGGATACTATCTCGATCCCCCAACAAATAAGGAAACAGGTCAAGGTAAGCAATATCGCGTAAGCCCTAACGATCGCTTTAAGTATCGTCATTGGGGATTTAGAGGAAGTAACGACTCAACAATTCAAATTGTGTCTTGCTTTGTTATTGGTAACTCTGATCACTTTATCTCTGATAGTGGAGCTGATTTATCAATCACTAACTCCTGTTCTGACTTTGGTGATATCTCACTAAGAGGTATTGGGTATAAAGCTAATCCATTTAGCCAAGACGAAGGTATCCCAGGACCCGGTTATCTTGGTACAAGACTTTCTCAGGTCATTCCTCCTCTTCCTTTAAAGTACGCCTGTAAGAAAGATCTTCAAGGTAATGTAATTGATAATGGTAATTGTTTTACTAATCGCCAACCAACTCTAGTTGATACTGAAATCAATACGAGTTTGGTAATTAATTATGAAAAGACTGAAACTTATATTCTAGCAAATGCTGTTGGATTTAATGCTCCTAGTATCTTAAGAGTATATTTTGATAATGCTGATAATGCCAATCCATTTACTCTGGAGAATCCTCCATCAGCAGATATAGCTGCCTTTGGACAATTCTCTTATACTAAAAAGAATCTTGAAGGACAATATATTCATGCTGGTGGCACAAGTTATATAAATAGAAGAAGAGTATATATCAACGGATTTGATGAAGACGGTAATTCTGTCGTCTACTCCGGTGAAATTCAAATCTCTACTACTGCAACGCCTGGATTTGAAAAATTAGATGATAGATCTAAGGTTTTCGCTTGGGACGCAACTGCTTCTTCTTGGTATATTTCTCTCAAAACAAATGATATCGTAGAAGAGACTGTAGATGAAGATGGAGATGGATATCTCCTCAAGAAACTTGATTATGCATTCCGATTTAAACTAGCTCCAGGTACAGCACCTAACCAAGCTATACGGGACATCGACTTTATCTTCGATCGTTCTGCGATCAAAATCATTCGTGGTATCGACTCAAGAAAGAACGATGATCGAGTTTATAGAGTAATTCTTACCGGATTTGATAAGAGTCTCGGTATCCGTCGTCCTCAACCATACTACGTACTTGAGAAGCAGGCATCCTCGGCCGGATTCCCTCTTAATGGTTCACCGGATCTTATCGAAGATCCTCTCATCATTACTCAGATTCGTACCTATAATGAGGTATTTAGACCCGGCATAACTTCTCCATTAGACCAAGATAAATTTGTTACTTATCTTACTACCGGCAGTGTAGCTCGTCAGGTATTTAGTGGAGATGTATTCCCTTCTGTCGATCTTGATGAACCTGAATTGACTGAAGATCCAGCAGATTCTATTACAAAGATTGCTCTTCAGCAACTCAAGGAAAGACCCGGAGTAGACTTTGAAAGAGAGATAACTCCATCAACGGAAAGATTTAATATCAAACTCCGTGCAAATAGCACCGATGTAGGTATCCTTATTAACCTCCGTCGTCCTTCTGTAATTAGAGCCTCTAATCATACTTGGGAATGGACAGGTTATCTTAACTATGATACTGCCTTCCCAACATTCCAAGGTGATCCTCTAGAAGCTGAATTTGCTTTAGGTAAAATTATCGTTGAAGAAAGTGGTGGTAGAGTTTATGCCACTGGGATGAATGAAGAGGGTAGTTACTATATCGGCACTACAGTATTCGATCTTCGTTCTGGTGAGCAATTCGCTATCCCGCTTAAGGCTGATACTGAGCCCGGTAATGTAACCAACCAGGTACTTAATAATGTAATTGTTAAGAATACTCTCCTCATGGCAGATGATAGTAAGATTATCTTCCAAGATGGTACTCAGATTATCCTTAATAAGAATACTGAAATTGTATCTAATGTAGGTCCTATTACCGCCGGTGATGGTTCTAAGTCCTATGGTACTACGGATTTCGCTGGTCTTGTTCAGTTAGCTAAACGTGAGGATATCGAGGGTGCTAGAAACCTTATCGGACTTAAAGGGGTTTCAGACAAGGTAGTTGTATCGGCCCTTCAACTTGCTCAAGAATTTGAGACTAGACTCTCTGGATTTATTAGTGCAGGTACTGGCGTAACTGTCCAAGTTACACCTAATAATGCTGGTACAGAAGACGAGGCGGATGACTTTAATACTTATGCAGTGTCTATTGGCCAAGACGTTGCCACTACTGCTAATGTTACATTCAATAGTGTCACTGCTGCTGCTGATATTTGTGCTTTCTCTGATATTAGATTAAAGCAGAATGTTCTCTCGATTGATAACTCATTAGCTAAGATCGAAGGTCTTCGCGGTGTCTCCTTTGAGTTAAAGAATGATCCCGGTGTCCCTCATCTCGGACTTATTGCCCAAGAGGTTAAGGATGTTGTACCAGAGGTGGTGCATCATGACGATGCCACTGATATGTATAAAGTATCATATCAATCATTAATTCCTGTGCTAATCGAGGCAATTAAAGAACTATCAGATCGCGTTAAGAAACTCGAGGAGAAGTGATAGATGTCTGCAAAGTTTACAACTTCTGGTAACATCAAAGTTGATGCTGGTATCCAGTACGTAAAATTACGGATGGATATTAGTTGGAATGATAGCGCAGCTACTTATGGCATTGCTTTAAAAAGTCTCTCATTTTCAGCAGATAATAGGACCATAGAATGGTCCAGAGATGATAGTAATGAGTCTGGGAGCGCAGACCGTACATTTAATATTTCCGGGCAACAAAGCGGTGCAACAGAAGTAAGTATTAATTATCAGTCTCAAGGTACATCTTTAAATGTAGTAAAGCAAAGTGATAAAAAAATAATATTTTTAGATGGTGATGGTAGTGATGCAAATGCTACCATAACTCTATCAATATTAGAAAATGTTCCTTTCTCTGCCACTCCTCCTCCAGTAGTTCCTCCAGGTGGTGGTTTTACTCCCGCTCCCCCGTTAGATTGCCCCCCAGGCCCTTGGTCAGATCCCAATATTCCTCCACCTTGTGGGGCTCCTCCTAGTGGTATTTCCTCGTCTGATGGATTGCAAATATCCATAACTGGACAAAATCAGATCACTCTTAATCTAAAAAATTACGTAAATAAACTTGTGAGTTTAAAAATAACTCATCAGGTAGATGCGGCCTGGACACAAAGTTTTAGTTTTAATATTCCTAATTGCTCGGATATTAGTCCTGATACAGGCGGGGCACCATACTCTAAAGGGGCGTATTCTAATTCAAATATCACGGGTACTAATGTATTCTACGTATATAATATAGATGGAGGAAATAATAACTACGTATTTAATCATAGTTCTATTGCTGGTCCGGCCCCTACCCGCCAACTCTACTCAAAACAATGCACTACAACTTGTGATGAAGAAGGGAATTGTGTTGAGACTTGTGTCTGTGTACCATCTGGTATAGAGACTTTTGGTCCTTGGCCATATTGCAATACTGGCGTGGCCATATCAAAAAATGGTGGGGATAAAGTACAATGGCAATATGAAGATGGTGGTGGTGGAAGTTATGATGATCAATATGTCACCGTAGAAGTTATTGGAGTAAGAAATGCCATTTCGTCGGTTGGAGCTATTTGTACCTCAGCTTTAAAGGCAAATGTATGGATTCCAGATTCTACTCAAGCGGGAATAGTAGGAAACTGTATCGGAAATTATAAAAACCATTCACAAAAAATCAGATTTAGAATCCCATCTTTAAAAGTTTCTAAGACTACTTTTTCAGATCCGGTGTGTAGTTCAAGTTTTAGAGGTGTTGCTGGAGCCGTTCCACCGAGCCAACAACTTGGTAGTTTAAGTTCAGAGTACTCAGTCTTACATCTTTTCAATGATGATTTTTATACAACAACATCATTGATATCTGGCAATGGAATTATCGTAACACCTCAGAATCTTGATGATGACTACCATAGTCCGTTTAATGAGGCAAATCCACAATCTAATACCAATCTTGGGACCTTAGATAGGAGATATTACACTGTCCAATTTACTGATGGAACTCAGGTAACTCCGGGCGCACAAAATATAGGGGTTACTGTGGGGCAGAATGTAACTGCTGGTGGATTGAATACTAATATCACTCTATTTAAAAAAGAACAAGTAAATACAAATACTATGAGAGTGTGGTTCTACACTTCTTATAGTGAAAATGTTCAATTTACTAATGATATAATTCATGTATTTGATGATGATCAAAATACAACAAATACCGCACTATCAAAACTAGTAAATCCCGGTAGTATTATTATTACCCCACAAAGTTTAACTGATCCCGGTAATGGTACTGCAGGATTTGAAACTTTGAACCAAACAAATAAAAAACATTATTTAATTACATTCTCTGATGACACCATAGTACAAACTGGTGGTACTAATATAGAAATAGATGTTAATAGAAATCTAACGGCTAGCGGATTAACAGTGCCTGGTTTTGTGTCTAAAAAAGAGAGAGTTGACGACAAGAACCTAAGGGTATGGTTTACTTGGTACTATGCAGATAGACCAGTTGGATTAGAAAATGATAACGGATTTGCCAGAGACTGGAGTGTAAGAAGAATTAAACCTGAAAACTCTTCTGGTAATGTATTTGTTCGTAACTGGTATTTAAGTAAAATTAACTAATGATAACCTCGATATCATCTTCTTCTGGGCGTAAAGCCCGACCACCAAAATGGTGGGGGAAGTTAGTAGATACTATTCCCCGCCTAGAGTTGCCATGGCTCAGACCCCAAACCTGGACACCGGAATTGGCTCAGAAGTGGATGAGAAGTATCCCATCAAAGTGCCCATTTGAACGTCAATGGTGGGTGGGGGATAGACTGATTCTCTTCATCCCAGCACTCTGCTCTCTCAATCCCCTCTCCACCCAACTCTACTCTCTACGCCTTGAAGCCCAGACGTACCTGGCCAGACTTGAGGTCGATGAAAAATCAGTTTAAAGAAATGTATCCAGATTTGGACCTGAAATCCAATTCTGTGATAGAATATCCAAGTGAGCAAAGAGAGATCTTTCCTCCAAGAGACCCTTACTAAGAGAATTTTAAAATGTCCGCAACTTTTCAAATCACGACCATTGACCTGAGCACAAACGCTCCTCAACTCGCTCCTCTCAGTGGCCGCGAATACACTTCTGAATATACTCAGCTCCCTAACGCCAACCTTCCTAAGGTGATGCGTAAGGAACTCGATACTGTCTTCCAGTTCCTCACCGGCGAAGAACTCCCTCTCGATGAGAACACTTTCCTTATCAAAGCCCGTGATGGTGTGTACTTCCGTCTCTTCGGTCCCGTACTCAAAGTCGGTGCTGATGGCGTAGAAGGCACTGAAACTGGTAAACTCTACATCCAATGGGGTCCTCGTTTCTTGCCCGTTGGTATTACCAAAGGTGGATTTGTAACCGAAGATGGTCGTGAAATCGAAGCCGAATTTGGTTCTTTCAACTTCTCCGGTCGTGGTGAAGATCCTTGCCTCTTTGTTTCGGTAGATACCAATGATGGCCAAACAGTCCTCCCTGTGGCAGTCCGCTTCAGCGACTGGGAAAATCCCACCGATCCTAAGGCCCTCAACGCTCTTCTGAAGAAGAAGCCTGAGGATGTTGTTGCTCTCCTCCAACCTGTGACTGCAAAGGGTGCTGCTTCTGGCCCTCGCATTGAAGCCGATGAAGAAATCGATTTCCGTGAGTTGGATGTAAACACCCCTTATCAGGTTGTTGGGTACTATCCCTGTAAGACTTCGTATGGCTTGACCTATCGCATCTTGATCGATAACCTCCCTGAAGAGGGCAAGGTTTCTGGCGCATGGGCCCATAGCTCCATTCGTCCTCTCTTGGCTACCAAGCCCGAGATCAACCGTGATAAGCCTGCTACTCTTACCCTGCGTAGCAAAGAAGAACTCGATTCTGGCAAGATTCGTATCCGCTCCACTCTCCTCCTTGCTCAGCAAGAGAGTTCCGAAGAAGCATTGAATTTAGATTTTTAGATTCTTTAAGTCTTGACTTCTAAGTTTAAAGGTCCTATAATGGGCCTTTTTTTATGTCTAAAAATCACTACGTATATTACTCTTATGAAGAGTGGGGTCGTGGATATATAGGAGTCCGTAGTACTAAATTAGATCCATGGAAAGATCCATATATGGGAAGCTTTAAAGATAGATCATTTAAACCGACTCGTAAAGAAATTATTGCAATTTTTAGATCTAGGAAAGAAGCATTAGAAGCTGAAATTATTTTACATGATTTTTATAAAGTACATTTAAATTCTCATTTTGCAAATAAAGCAAAACAAACATCAACGGGATTTAGTCAAGAAGGAATTAAAGGCAGAAAATGGTGGAATAATGGAAAACAAAGAAAACTTTGCGAACAATGTCCTGGACCAGAATATGAACGTGGAAATCTTTTACCTGGTCAAAAGGGAAGTTTTTATGGAAAGACCTTATCTATAAAGGCACGTCAAAAATTAAGTGAATATGCAAAAAATCGTATAGGGAAAAAATCACCAATGTATGGTAAAACGCATTCAAAAGATGCAAGAAGAAAAATAAGCGAATTCAGAAAGACTTGTATAGGTGAAAAAAATCATATGTTTGGTAAAAGAGGAGAAAATAGTCCTATCTTTGGCATTACAAGGAATGAAGAAACTCGGAAGAAAATAAGTGAATATGCTAAAAAATGCCGATGGTGGACTGATGGAGTCTCTCTTAAAAGATGCCCAGATCAACCCGGTCCAGAATGGAAACCAGGGCGGATTAAAAAGATATAAGTTTAAAGACATATTACTGTTAGAATTATTATGGAGAACGATTTAAGAGTCCCTGAGGGTTGGGGTGTTGCAGAATACGCCGAACCTGGTAAGGACACTGGTAAACAATCTAAGAACCTAGAGTTAATTGCACCTGGTCCTCAGAGTGGTGAAGATGATTATCATTCTCAATATGTAGACCCAGAAGGTAAGTTTGGTGCTGCGAAGACAGAACGTGGGTCCTCAGAGCATTGTTCATATGGCGGAGAAGAATCCTCCCAAGAAGAACCAAAAGGCTCCCAGCCCTATGATGTTGGTCAACTCCACCTCGAAGATAAAGAAGTAGTGGTGGAAGATGGTAGACAGAGAGGCTATCATTACTATCTTGTTACCCATCCCGACGAAGAGTATTTCTACTCTGTTATTCCTAAACTCCGTGGTAATAAAGAGACCTATAAGAGCCCACGTAAATCAACTCGTAAGGAAGCCCTAGAAGCAGCCTATAAAGTTCTCAATGTAACTCTCCCTGCTTCTATTTCAGATCAGATGCATTACACGTATCCAGAATCAGAAATATGATAGAATAAGATTCTATCCATTTAATCAACCCATACCCTCTTTCTCCATCCCATGAGCAGTATCCTCGAGCATAATAAGATGATCTTTAAAAAGGACACAGGGTTTGACTTCCCTGAGTTCTATGACTATTATGAACGTACCGTGGCTAGCGTATGGCGACATCAAGAAGTTGCCATGGAGTCGGATCTTCGCGACTGGCAATTCAACTCCACTCCAGATGAAAGGAAGGTTATTGCTGGTATCCTCAAGGGATTTGTAAGTGCTGAGTTGGGTATTGGTTGCTACTGGGCTGATGAGGTCTGTCGAATCTTCCCCAAACCGGAGATCCAGGCCATGGCCAAAGCCTTTTCATTCTTTGAGACAATTCACGCTGCAGCCTACTCGTACCTGAATGATGTTCTAGGTCTTAAGGAATACGAGGAGTTTATCAATGATCCTGTTGCCTGTTCTAAGATCGATACGTTCTTCTCTAAATATCCCGATAAGGTATCTCTCGCCGTATTCTCTGGAGCTGGTGAGGGTGTAAGTCTCTTTAGTTCTTTCGCTGTTCTCCTCAGTTTTAATAAGGATGGACGTTATAAGGGACTTGCTCAAATCATCTCTTGGAGTGCTATTGATGAACAAACCCATTCAGAGGCAGGTTGCCAACTCTTCCGTCGACTTGTCGATGAGGTAGGTCTTTCTGAGGATGATAAAAAAGCAATCTATGATGGATTTCAATTAGTTATTGATAAAGAGTTTGCTTTTATTGACCATATCTTCAACTCTGCTAGTATTTCTTCGATTGACGCAAATGAGTTGAAAGCTTATATTAAGAACAGAGCCAACGAACGTCTACTTCTTCTAGGCCTTGATCAAATGTTCAAACTATCAACCCAAGAACTAACTCAAGCGAAGTCAGTTTCTTCATGGTTTGATCCAACAGTCAAGGGTGCAAGTAGCACAGACTTCTTCGCTGCCTCTAAAGACGGTGCGAATTACGTTGCCAAAGTCTCCCAAGACTTTATGACAGTGGATCTTTCTGCACTCGATCTAGTACTTTCTTGATTTAAATAAGATGGCTATCCATCCCAACCCCGATCGTAATGAAAACTTAATGGCAAGAGACCACGGCACGGTCTGCCTAATCACTGATATAAGAGCTGATAGATACCTCAAGAGAATTAAGAAAAACCTACCACCAGAGAATAGATACTCTCGTCCTTGTGGTGGAAAAAATGGATTTGATGATTACGTAGAAAGATGGCATGAATAACTTTAGAACCCCAGACGGTTGGAGGGTGAGAGGCCGGGAACAGGGAGGAAGAGAATTCTCCGGTTCAGAAGAAACATGGAAGCAGTGGAGAAATTCTCCATATGAGGTAAGTAATACCGGGAAAGTACGTCGTAAGGGAAGCGGTGAAGTCCGTAAACCTAGAGACGATGACCGAAAACATCAGAGGGTCAACCTCACATGGGATGGTAAACGTGAAGAACCACCTCTACATCAGATGGTAATGGAAGTATTTGGTCCACCTAAACCTAAGGGAGAGAATATTGTCATTCTTCATAAAGATAATGACGGGACAAATAATGCAATCTCGAACTTAAAATGGGGAACTAAATCAGAAAACGTACAACAAGCCCACGACGACGGATTAATCGATAATAGTCGTTAAATAAAACTAAATAACTAACTAACCAACCCATTGAGTTACATCTTAGTAACTATTGGGTTCGTTTACCATGCCTTATGATAGAATAAACTACCCACTTTGATCAAATGCCAGAACTTCAAGTACCAGAATGGATGAGCAAGGAAGCTGTTGATACCCTCTCACGAGGATATCTATGGAACGCTGAGACTCCTAGAGGAATGTTTGAGAGGGTCTCAAATCAAGCAGCAAAGATCCTTGACTACCCAGAGCTCTCTGAGGATCTCTTTGAGGTTCTTTGGAGAGGGTTTCTTGGCCTAGCCACTCCTGTGGCCAGTAACTTTGGCACCTCAAGGGGACTACCAATTAGTTGCTATTCCACTCATCTTTCTGACTCTGTCCAGTCTATCTACTCCCACCTCAAGGAAGTCGCTGCATTATCTAAAAATGGTGGAGGAGTAGGAATATACCTAGGTGATATCCGTCCTTCTGGATCCCCAATCGCTTCCGGTGGGAAGAGTACTGGCATTGTGCCATGGGCTCGGCAATATGACCAATGTGCCTCTGTGGTTTCTCAAGGTGGAGTGAGGAGAGGTAGTTTTGCCATGTATCTCCCAATCGATCATCCTGATCTTGCTGAGTTACTTCGCACCAAAGACCATTCCCAAGGAGACCCACGGGATTTTATCGATAGTAATATTGCTGTTTCGATCACCGATGAGTGGGTGGAGAGTATGATTACTGGGGATCGGGATAAGCAAAAAATCTTTGGTGAGGTGCTTAAGGCTCGGATGATTAGTGGGTCTCCCTACATTATCTACATTGATAACGCTAATCGCGCCAATCCCGAGTGCTATACTCAACGTGGTCTTAAAGTAAGTCTCAGTAATCTCTGTTCTGAAATCTTCCTTCACACTGACGAAAACCACACCTTTGTATGCGTACTCAGCTCCATCAACCTTGCCCGATGGGAAGAATGGAAAGACTGGAGAGGGGCAAAGACTGGCAAATCTGTACCTGAGTTGGCCGTATACCTCCTCGATGCGGTGGTTGAAGAGTTTTGCCATAAGGGTGATCGCATGCCTTCCATGGGTCGGAGTGTCCGCTTTGCACGTAAATCCAGAGCCCTTGGCCTAGGTACTATGGGACTCCATGCTCTTTATCAGTCCAAGAGTCTCCCATTTGCATCTAAAGAAGCGCGGGATCTCAATATTGAGACTCATCGATTTATTAAAGAACAAGCAATTAAGGCTTCGGAAGAGATGGCCAAACGATATGGCGAGCCGGAGTGGTGCGAGGGAAGTGGTCGTCGTCATACCCACCTTATGGCAATTGCCCCAACCCGGTCCAACTCAGTTATCTGTGGAGCAGTGAGTCAAGGAATCGAGCCTATTGACGCAAATTATTATGTTGCTAAGCAAGCAAAAGGAACCTTTGTACGTAAAAATCCTTATCTCGAAAATCATCTGGAGTCTATTGGGAAAAATACAGATGAGGTATGGGAAAGCATCTTGGAGTTTAGGGGATCTGTGCAACATTTAGACTTCCTGTCAGAGGACGCAAAGAATATCTTCCTTACTGCCCGGGAGACTGATCAGTTTGAACTCGTAAAACAGGCATCTGATCGTCAACCATATGTCTGCCAAGGGCAATCCCTCAACCTCTTCGTAGATCCAGAGTCCTCCCCTGAGTACCTCTTCAAGCTCCACTTGAGCGCCTGGAAAGGTGGATTGAAATCACTCTATTATCTGAAGAGTAGTTCGCTCCTTGTGAAACGTAAGAAACTCGAGACAGTAACTAAAACTGCAAAGATCATCACCAAGGAAACGTGCCCATATTGCACTATGGCAAAGTCCTTGCTCAAATCTAAGGGCTATAAAATCGAGGAGATTGACCGGGCCGAAGTACCTGACTCAGAGTTTCCTTATCGCACCGTTCCTCAAATCTGGATTAATGGTTCCTATATCGGAGGGTATACTGACCTTGCCGAAAAGATCGGCACTCCAGAAAAACAATATGGAGACTGCGCTGCTTGTGAAGGTTGACAGAGATAACCTATTATGATAGAATCTAAAAGCCAATTTATTAACGACATGATGTTCGATTACGCAAAATTTATCGACCAAGGATATGCCTCTCAGCAGAAATATGCCAAGGCAGCCGGACAACCTGGACCTCTTGACCCAGATCTCACCAGAGAAGATCGTCATGCAAAAGTAATCGAGTACATGGGTCATCTTATTGAAGAGACTATTGAAGCCCGAGTTTATGTCCCTCGTCGCAGTTGGAAAAATAATGAACCTTCATTCCTAGACAATGATAAAAACCGAGAGGAATTTATCGCAGAGATGTTTGACATTCTTCTCTTCCACCGCGCTGCTCTTGCATACGCCGGTGTGACAGGATCTGAATTTGCAGAGATTGCGGAAAAGAAAATGAATTACAATTCAAAACGCAAGGACCATAACGTCAATGGTACTGAATCCGCATCTCAAGACCCCGCACAAGAACTCCAAGGAAACTGCTCATCTGCCAACTTTAATGGCTAAAGAAACACAGTATAAAGCATTTGGCACCACTCGGTGCCATTATTGCGATGGGAGGGGGTTTCTAATCCTCCAACAATCAACTCTGGAGGGCAAGATCCTCCCTAACCACGTAGAAGAATGCGAAAGGTGCAATGGAAACGGATTTTTTGAACAGAATAACTAGAGGGCAAATTCTTGTTCTTAATGCTAGTTATGAGCCAATCAACATAACCTCTTGGAAGAGGGCATTTGTCCTCCTCTTGAAAGAGAAGGCTCAAATAATCAATCATAGGGTCATCCGCCTAGTTGAGTATATCAAAATCCCATTTACAAAACTTCGCAATAACAAACCTACCAGAAGCGCAATCTACGCGCGAGATGGTCATAAATGCCAGTACTGTGGCGCAACTCGTAAGTTAACTATTGATCACGTTATTCCAAAATCCAAAGGTGGGAGCGATGATTGGGACAATTTGGTTGTTGCTTGTTCTTCTTGTAATACTAAAAAAGGAGATAAATATCTTGAGCAGACGGGGATGAAGCTCATTAGAATACCAGTTCAGCCACGCACTCATCTCGACTTGGCAATTTCCCAAACAAATCTTACAGAATGGCGTGAATACTGTTTTATAGTTTAAAATAGTTATATGGAGGGCCAATCAGGTTCTCTTCGTTCATCGGGAGGTATCTCCCGACGCAAGTAGGCCGACGGAAGGAACGCATCGTTCAGCAAGAAATCTTGCCGAAAGTACGCCGACTGAAGGAACGGGATAAGTAAACCTTATTCTCATTTCTTTGGAGGTAAACTAATGGCTAAAGTAGTATATCGTGGCGTTGAGTATGATACTCAAAAACGTCTTGAGTATCAACAACAAATGATGCAACAACCCCAACAATACAACGAGACCTATCGTGGTGTTAAGTTTACTAAGGAGGGGCACAAATGACAAATAAACTAAATTTTCTTCAGCTTATCAAAGAGCAGAAGCAAAAAGCAGATAGACGTCATAAAGCATCTTTGGCTCAGATAAAGCGATAGATTAAAGTCAAGGAGAGGGGACAATCTTCCCTCTCTTTTTTATTAGATATGGACTTCTATTTTTCTTTTGGCAAAAAGAGAGCTTCAGAAAGAGAAACAATCTTTTCTGCAGCTATTATCTGGGGGTTCATAGAGGCAATAATGGACCCACTCTTGGACTTCTTAAATAAGAAGATCATAGCAAGATTTGATGGGGAAAAGTTAAAGGTAGTATTTGATGAGTTGGATATATTTTGGCTAAGAAATGGTAATAGTAAACATTATTCCGACTCTGACATAAGATTAATAATTTCTTTATTTTTAAGATCAGTAGAAGATAATAATTTAACCAGAAAGGAACTTCTTGCTTTAGTAGATTTTATTCAGAGAAAGTGGATTGCCTCTGAGGCATTACAAAAAACCTTTACCCAAACAGACGAGGTAATTGATGCTTATGTAGAGGCCACAGTAGATCAGGCAATCGAACTCTATGAGAAGACCTATATGGAAAAGCCACTAACCCCAGAGGAGTTTGTGGCTAATACTGCAGAAATAATCTTCCATGAGCCAGATGGGAGCAAAGCCCAAGAACTCTTAGGAGGAATGATGGAGATTAAAAATAAATTTTTCTATTAAATCGACCAAAGAGGCTTCATTGGCTTTTTAGAATCGGTATTATTCTGCCTAAGAATTTTTGTCGATCCATCATCCTTTCTCTCAGGCTCAATCCATTCTCTCTTACCATCGAGCACAGCTGCGATCTCAGTAATCCAGTCCCCTGCAGTACATGCAGGGACATTTTGGCAAATTACATTACTATCTTTGGTGGGAATATGGACCTTCTCAGCGTAGTCATTAGGAAAGCCCATAAGCGCTAGACCTTCTGCCACAGTCAACCAACGGTCCTCGTGGGGATGCATAAGATAAGGCAATGACTTCCACATGAGAGATTGGGTTCTATACCAGGCCAGCTTCATGCTCCCATCCATGATATTTTTACCTGCTTTTTTCTTCTCAAGAGTGTAGTTGAGCCAACGATTAGCCTTCTCATCTTTAACAACTCTACAAGCCTCTTCTAACCAACCTGAGTCATGAATAACATTCCATACTGAAGTCATACGTTCAGATGCTACATGAGCAAGTATGTCTTGCTTAGTCGAACCTACAAACTTTGATTCAATAAACTGCCAGAGTGGATCTTCACTGGGAAGTTTTTTAGACTTACTAACAGAGTCGCTAGGAGCAAATCTCCCGTCCTTAAGAAACTTATGGAATGGGTCAAATGATTTTTTGATAGGTGCCATAACAGGTACCTTATCTCCTTTCCATAGGAAGAAGAATGAACGAGTACGCTCTTGAGGCACTCCATGATTAATCGAGGTGGTTTTCACCAAACTCATAGTATACCCATGTTCATTCGCCAAGGCATTAATCCTTTCTGCAAACTCCTCACCCATCTTTGAATAAAGAGTAGGGGCATTCTCCACCATAATTGCCTTTGGCTTAATGTTCTTCATTGAAAACTCAGCAGCATTGTACATATGAATGTTACTAGGAGCTGAGCAACCACGAGGATTATTTGCTTTATCCCCTGAGGTGGTATTTGCCATCGAAAGTCCTGCGCATGGAGGCAAAGACGTAACAATATCTACGTACCCTTTAGGAAATGCATTCTCTTCAAAGTCATAAAAAGGCACCTTGTCCATATACTTGAGGCAATATTGATCATTAGCCCCAAACACACTGCCCCAAGATGCAATCCATTCAGGCTCTGATCCTAGAGCAATCGATGTTCCAACAACACTGCCACCTACTAGGGGGATAATGTGTCCGTGAGTGTACGCCATAAAGTATTTGTGATATTATCTAAGGGATCCTTAGACTGAAAATCTTCGGTTTAAAGACTAGGGAGGATAGAATTAGAAATGGACAAAAAACTCTCGACTCAGGATTACATGGAAATCTTGAAGAAGAAGCGCCAAGATGGGACATATGACTATGCAGATCGTGTGTTCTATAAAGGTAAAGTCATGCTAAAATGTCCTCCAGGATCTACAAAAGCTGGAAATACCTGCGTCCCATCAATGAAAACACCAGCGGGTATGGGACCTGGAAAAACCTGGCAAAAAGACTTAGGTGGTATTAATCCCCAACAAGTACAACAACTAACAACAGCTAAATCCCAAAAAGACGTTAAAAAAGCCAGAAAGTCCGGCAGTTAAATTGTTTTTATAATAACTATGATTGAAAGAATCTCAAAGCCAATTCGCTTTGATAAGCAAATCCCTTGGCTAATTGTTGCCCGTGATGGAGAAAAATTCTTTGTAGCAAAAGAAGATGTAATTGCAGAAGATCCCTCAATGGAACTTATTGAGATGGGTTCTCGCTCACTCCTCCAGTGGGCCATGGAATATGACTATCCACTCCGTAAATTTGTAAAGCTCCAAAAAATCCTTGTTAAGAAGTATTTCGATATTCAGTGATAAAGAGGTTTCCTATGATAGAATGATGATCAAATCATTCACCTCGGGAGACCATGACTCTATCCTTTGATTATCAGTACATCAAGATCGCAAAAGAGATCCTTTCTGAAGGAACTGAGATCGTCGGCCGGAATAATCTGCGATACAAGCAGATGTTCGGCCAGACTATCAAAGTTGATATTCGGGAAGGATTTCCTGCATTGACCATTCGTAAAATGCCCGTTCGTAATCTCTTCAGAGAGTTTATGTGGGATATCAATGGGGATTATAAAGTTTCAGCACTTGGTCCCGCAAAACATTTCTGGGATTTTCTGGCCGATACTGAAGGCCGTCTTGCTGGGTCTTATGGACGTTCTTGGCGCTCTTGGCCACAAGTCTGCCCAGAACAAGATATGCAATGGGAAAACTTCCGTGCCAAACCATTCGATCAGCTCAAGTGGATCTGGGAACAACTCCGCATTAACCCCACCAATCGACAACTTGTTCTTCAGACTTTTAATCCTGCTTACGATTCTCTTCACTGCCCTCCTTGTCATCCTAACGTCGTGTTTTCTAGCGATGGGGCTCATCTGGATATCTTGGTAACAGCTCGGAGTAATGACATGGCCACCGGGGTCCCCTTGGATATGTTCCGTTATAGCATTCTTTGCACAAAGATGGCCCAAGATGCAAATCTTATTCCTAGGTTTGTGATGTTTACTTCTGCCAATAACCACATCTATCTGCAGAATGAGATGGCCATTGAGTCTATTATCAAGAACGTCCCAATGGAACCTTGTGACCTCTGGATTAATAATGAAAAACCCTTGTTCGATCTTGATCCAGAAATTGATTTTGAATTGATTGATTATCAGTCTCATCCTGCTGTCCGTATGGAGGTGGCAAACTGATGCCACTTCCTACATACGACTACAAATCCACTCTCCTTGAAGATGTATTTGAGCCCATCCTCGATCCTTATTACCCGGTTGTCGTCTTTGATTTCAAGGTATATGCTCATGCCATTAATAAGTTTGCAGGATTGGCTTCTGAAGTTGCTAAAGACGAAGAAGAACTAAAAACAATCATGAAGGCGATGTGGGCCTATAAGCTCAATCGTGGTCCTGATATGCTAAGTCCTTTCCCTTTTGTAGGGGTCGTGGTTGATGATCTTAAAGGCCAATTTACTCCAGAGTTTGCTGAAGCATCTACAACTGGAATTGGATACTGGAGACATATTGAAGCCCATAAACTTTCCTTGGCCGAGTATAAAGGAGGTAGGGGAGAAAAAACCCCCTTCTTCTATATCACAGAGGCTGCTGGATACGAGTATATCCTCTCTAAAGGCTCTACTTTCCCCTATTTTGCAAAGGAGTTCTTTGAGGCGGATGATATTGCTGGGCATATCTGCAGACTGAGACGTAAAGCAAGGAAGAATACGACTCTAGCTCAGAGGCAAATCATCCTATCCACTGTGGATGGTGACTGGCAAGGACTCGTTTCAGATCAAGATGATATTGTCTGGGCTAATACTGGCCCATGGTTACCTCGTCTCCGTTCTGAACGTGAAGTATGTGACTACTATCTCCGTAAAGAAAAACTAATCATCGACTCGGCGTACGGATGCTATACCGTAAAAGAAAAAGTAGGAGATGCAGGAGATAATCTCCTCCCAGGTACACCTTTACGATTTTTTGATTTATACAATGAAGATTCTGAATGGCGTTTTACGAAAGAAGATACCAGTGCAATATCAAAAGTACTCAACTCCAATACTCCTTCGAACAGGGAGGATCATCTATCTTCCGCGAAGAACTTCATCACATCGAGAGGGTTATTCTTACCTGAATTCGGAGAAACTCATGAGGATGAGAAAAAGTATTTCATGGCAAAATCTGAAAAGATTAGGATTGAAAACTCGCATCCAGAACTTCGTGGGAAGAATAAAACGCTTTGTATGGCGTTAATAGATACAGAGGAGTCCTTTAACAAATGCGTAAAACTCGCTGTTGAACAAGAAGACATTAAAGAAAAAATAAAGAAACAAACTGAGGATATTGCTAAATGTAAAGAGATTGAGGATAAGAAATGTGAAAAGGAGCTCAGAGTAACTCTGAAGTCTTTAAAAGCATTAAAGGAATCCATTTCCAACGATATATCAAATTTGATTATCTCTCTAGACAACTGACCAGATCCATCCTATAATAGTCCCCTAGGGACTTTTTTTCTTTATGGCAGCAGAATCTAAAAAACAAGGACATTCTTCCGCAAAGGAGACTCTTGGGGTCAAGGGTCCATCGAAGATGTATAAGTCGATTCTAGCCTGGTTGGAGAATAAAGGCTATCATCTTCGTTTTGATTACAATGCTAAACTTCAAAGCTTCCACTCTCTCTACGAAGAACATGATCCTTCTATGGATCCTATGGCGCCGAAAAGTGTCCGGTATCCCAAGTGGTTCCAGTTTTTGGTACCAGCTTCTGAATATCGCCTTGAAGCCGCCCAAGACCTAATTCTTGATGAAACCTGTATTGAGGAGATCGGCGCAGAAGAGCAAGAGTTTGCTGTCCCACTCTTCATCTATCGCAGTGGTCGGAGTAGTGAGATCACTGACCATGTTTTAGGACTGGAGAATCTCAAGGCCCTTCGGCATAAGAAGATGGGCGGTGGACAATATAAACTTGGTATTGCCCACTCACCCAATAAGAATGAAGGTAACAAGAGGGCTATTGAAGAGACCTACGCGTATGTCCCTGAGAAGGATTGGTTTGCCGAAGAGCTTCAAGAATTGACCTTCGAAGATATCGTAAAAATCTTCCCATACCACGAAGCTCAGATGGTAAAACTTATCATCGGCCGAGCATGCGTTGGCAGGAGTGGATCTGCTCATCCAGGCACTAATGAGATAATCGAGCATGGGTTTCGTAAGGCTGGGGTGGTGATTGGTGAACCAGGTGTCGGTAAGACAATTACCCTCAATGGTATTCTCAATGCAATGAAATACGTGGGGTATGATGTTTCTGCCATGGGAGACTTTGGTTCCCGCTTCAATCAAGGTTCGGTTATCACATCCCACCTCGCGTATAATGACGACCTTACACTTGAGAGTCTTGAGAAGATGCTCAAGGCTCATAGCTTCAAGTCCGTGGTTACTGGAGGGACAGAGAAGATCGAGAATAAGGGCACAGATGCAGTAGAAGTTGTGGCCAACACTGTCATTCTTGCAAACTGTAATGAATGGAAGCCGGAGATTACCTATAGCCTTGATAGTGGGGCTATTAGTCGCTTAGCTCCCATCTCTACATATCGCCTCTTTGAACTTGAAGAGATGTCCACAGAGGAAGGTCATGACATCCACCCCGGTTCTCATATCCGCTGGTTATGTGAGAAATACGATACCGACCCCATGTCCCTCTATCTCCGGGTTCTCCGAGACTGCACAGACTTCTTCCTGTCGAAATGCAACGATGCAGAAGACGTCCACTTCTATTCTGAGTCTCTTCTGCCTTATATGCGGATTCAGATCCACAAGAACTCTCTCGAGTGCTTCATTCGATTTGGTTTCCTAGCGTATGCCATCCGTCAACGCAGAGCAGAAGGCAATTGGCTCCCTGAACTTACCTTGGGTTCTCTCGCTGAGATCCTTGAATCCACCCGATTCTTGATGATTGACAAGAGAGCAGATAAGTTCCGCAATCTACTCAAGGATGATTGGAATGAGCGTAATCGGTCTCAATGGCATCCTTACTGGGCCCAGAGGAAACTTCTTATTACTTCTATCGACAAAGCCTATGAGATCTTTAATAATTATCGCAATGATAAGGATGTGGCATTGACCACCGAGAACGTATTCGATGTCCTCCGTCTCCGTGATGGTTTCTCAATGGGTAAGAAGATGACGCACATCGTCAGAACCTGGGAGATGGTGAAAGGCGAGAAGAATAAGATCTATGAGTTGGCAAAGAAGGTTGTTTCAAACATGACAGAAGAGGAACTAGAGCCTATCTACGATGATAAAACTCGGGCAAATGTGGAATGGATTTACAGTCCTGATTACGATCCTCAAAAAGTGTGAGGGGGGTACTTTGTGACAATATGTGAAGAGGGGCCTCTTCGAATCTTATTCTCTGATAAAATTAACTCATGACAAAGATCTCCGCTTCTATCTCTCTTGACTCTGAACAGTGGGACCATAAGCCCTCCTCAAAGCTCCAGTATGGCTCTGAGGTTGATAAGTTCGGCAATCCTAAGACCGAGGTTAGGGTCATTGGCGCCCGCCTCGGCTCGTCTATCGATGAGGTAACACCAAAGTCCTTGGCCCGATTCATCTCCCGTGGTCAGACCTGGAGTCCCTTTGTGTTCAATGTCTGTCCTAATTGGAAACGTCCGCGAAGGGTCGAAGGACTCTTCAAGAGTTGCCAAGTCTTTGCTATCGACTTCGACAATGGAGAATCCACTGAGGAGATCCAACTTCGCGCGGCTGAACTAGGTCTAAAGTTTTCTATCATCCACAATAGCTTTAGCTCTACTCCAGAGTTTCCTAAGCATCGGGGGATTATCTTTGCAGACACAGAGGTAACCGATTTTGACAAAGCCAAAAAAATCTCTACCGGATTGGCATATGCCTTCGATGGGGATAAGCAATGCATTGATGTTGCTCGGTTATATTTTGGCTCAACTTCAGGTAGTATTATTTCTGTTGAGGCTGAATATTGCGCTAAGGTTGCTGATCTGGAAAAGATCGCTGAGGCAGTTAATGCAGAACAATATCTGACAAAGTCCGAAAGGAATGTTGCCAAGCCAGAAGGATCGGAGTGGGGTGATGCTAAACTCCAACGTAAGATTCTTGGGGGATTGACATCTGCCAAACGTTCGTATGTTAAGAGGAAAGTACTCGGTATCCTCAAGGATGTAGAGACATTCGATGGTAAGAAAGGATCTAGATATGAATGTGTATGGAGGAATGCATCGAGATTGGCAAGGATGCCGGAGGTGGTAGGGAGTGCCGCTTATCAATGGATGATAGAGAGCATCGAGAAGAACCCGTACTTCTCTGATTGGGAATGGGACGCCGGGAATGTAGTTATTAGCGCAATCCAATGGAGTTCCGATCACGCAGACGATCCAGTTTAAAATAGAATATAGAGGGTCATAGAATGAATTTTGCAAATATAAGTTTTGGATCTAATCTTAATTTTTCTAAAGGACGGATAGATTTAGGAGAAGAATTTTTTAAAAAAGATTCTGCTAATTCTGGGAAGTTGGGAATAGAAGCATTTAAAGGTAATTTAAATGTATCAGATATTAAATTCCCATCAAATGCCCCGATGTTTGAAAATGTATTTAAAGAATCCCCTATTGTATCCGCTCCTCCTACCCCTCCATCCACTCGTCCGTATATCTGGAAATATCAATAATAATTAGGGTTTAAAGACAATATAGATATAGCTTTAATTCCCAATGCCGGGCCGTGACGAACTATTACAACAGAATAGATCCGCGGTTAAGGCTAGGATAGAATCAGCCGGGGAGGAGGCGTCGACTGGAGGCCAAAAGCCTGTCTACTCCTCCCATCGCAGTCTTTTAGGGGGTAATTTAGATGTTGCCTCGGCATTGGAGAGTATTGAATTTGCAATCAAGGGTCCTCTCGGTGATGGTGCATTACGTAACTCAGTAGCTTATATACGGTATTGGAATAGACCTGGGAGCAAATCAACTGCGGAGAACTCTGCCCAGATCATAGATGCTACTCAAATCGATCCGGCATTAGATCCTCAGTTACAAACCGCAGAACAATTAGCCAATGCGTGGTATGATGGCGGTGAACTTCCAGATAATACTACTATAGAATATAGTACCTCCTTACCAGGTGAGGCTGATGCAACTGATTGGTATACAGTAAATACTGGAGTAGAAAGAGATGAGGATGGAAATATAATCCGTGGAATAAGCCAGACAGTCTTTGCTTCGCCTAATACCGATCGACAAAAGGCTCTTTCTCAAGAAATACCTACAACTAGAACTTATTCTGGAGATCCTAGGGCAATTATAGTTGCAGATACCGAGCAGATCGGTGGAGGAGGCAGAGGATCTAGGGTTGCTGATCAGCAGATCGGACAAGTTAAACCTGCAAATCCTAACGGATTTGTAAATACCGTCTCAAGAACAGGAAGAAGTGTATTAGGCCTTCCACCTGGACAGATAGGATATACAGGTCAAGCTGGAGGAGCCCAAGGAGGCAAAGCTGCTCTTGCTTCAGGTGGTACATTAACCAAGGGCATGTGGCAGTTCCTCTTCAATCCCTCTGAGTTGGAGATTGAGGCCGGACCTGAATTCCGAACGGCAGAAACCTGGGGGGTTAGTGATAAAGCAAACTCCGGCCAACCACTCAACTGGAGCCATAATAAAAATACTCAACTCAAGTTTAATTCTGTGCTTCTCAATGGATATGTATTTGGACGCAAGGTAGAAGAACTGGAGCAGGGTATCTTTGAGCTCTTTATGGCTAGAGATGGAGAGGGTCAGGCTGGACCTCCTATCCTTGAGTTTGTATGGGGAAAGAGAGTGTTTGGCCCATGTGTGATTAAGGATATCTCCATTAAAGAAAAGATGTGGGATGAGGGGATGGTTGTTAATGCAGAACTATCCTTTACCCTTGAGCAGATTCCTGAATGGACGATTAATGACGGATATGTGGATGTGGCTAGACCCGGCCGGATTCCTATGGTCTATGATGCCACTGAATCCGGTCCTGTTGGCGTAGGAAGCACAGTGCCTCCAGGCGCGTCTCCAGATGCTAAGTCTCCAGATCAAAAATCTCAAAAACCCCAACCCCAGTCTCAAGGAGTATTAAGTGAAAGAGTCTGTGAAAGGGCCTATTATTATACTGGGTTATTCACCCAATTTAGAACAAGAATGAAGAATATAGGAGGATTTTTAAACCTTGGCAGTTATTCTGAGTATGGAAGAATCATGACAGAGTTCCAAATAAAATATCAAGATGCTATTCAAGAATTAGGTAGCGATTTTGATAATCCTTCTCAGGCGAAAATATTATATCAAACAATACAAAATATAGTAGATCCTAACAGAGGTTTAATTGCTACGGATATTGAAAATAGACTTACGCCCATTATACAAAAAGCAATTAATAAAGCTGGTGCTATATATAATAGCCCAACTAAATGTCCCTCTACAAGAGGTTCTACGGTACAACCGGAAAGAAATGGAACCCGTGGTGTAAATACTAGATTATCCACTCCCCTCAATTTATAAAGAAAAGATAATCCATGGCAACTTCATCAATAATCCTAGATATACGGGCTAATACACAGAGAGCTCTTAGTGAGTTCAAAACGTTCTCATCCCAACTCGATAATAAATTCCTAGTATCTGGACTTAAACTCGATGTAGTTCGCAATGCGCTTTCCCAAATCAACCGTGAGTTTCAAAAGAGCCTAGGGGAGCAAGGACTAGCCTCAGCGCAATCTCTTAAAGCCGCAGAGAACCAAGCCGCGATCCTAACCAATATCTATGCTGGATTCAGCAAAACTGCATCTGGTCGTATTGTCGAGGACTTTTCATCGGCTCTTAATATAGTAGCCACAAGAACCGGATCTACGGTTTCTGATATTCAGAAAACCTTAGCAGTATCACCCTATCTTTCTAGGGATTTGTCGCAAGGTATTAGACAGAATATCCTTGTAGATATTCAAAATCTCCAAACCGCTGCTCGTAGAGCCGGACTTGGAGGCAACACCGCTGACATTCTTAATAAGTTCCTAACTGGGCAGACAGGTGGCCAAGAGCTCCAAGAATCTGGGGATACACTCTCCAAGATGCTTGGTGCGGAGCTAAGTAGAGTTGGTGGTGGAGTTGGTACAGAGACAATGTCTCTCTCCGAAAGAACAAGGATTCTCCGCGCCGCCCTAGCAAATATAGACATTGAGGGATTTGCCAAAGAAACTGGTGGATTTAGGGCCGTATTAGAACAATTCTCGGCATCTCTCTTCAATCCAAAGGCCGGCCTTCTTGGCGCAATGAGGGAGTTCGTCTTAAAGACCGGCGAGGCTCCAACTACTATTTTTAAAGAAACTACAAAACTTTTTGAGAGTATCTTTGGTGAAGAAGGATTTATTAAAACTCTGAGTAGAGAACTCGCTAAAGCATTTGGTCTTAGGGGCGAAGACACAGCCATAAGATTCTTAGGCAGAGGGATTCGGTTTATTACCAATCTCATCAATGGTGCTAAAAATCTAATCGATGATATCCTTAATACTCCAATAGTCCGTAAAGTTGTAGAGATAATTAGGTCAGCTTTTGATGGTATTGTAGGATTTTTAAGGAAGCTTGAAGGTATTGCCAATAACCCTCCAGACTTCCCAGATATCTCAAAGGAGAGTATCCAGACATTTATCCGAGATATCGGGGAAAACGTACGTGGATTCTTACGTAAAGTAGGAGCATTTATTCGCGGAGAGGATATTTCCGATGAGGCAAATACCGGGGCATCAATTGTTGGTACAATAGTCGATGAGGCTGGTAAAACCATGCTCACCTTCTTCAAGGAAGTTGGTGATGCCTTATTAGCTAAAACCGGCACCATTGCCCTTGAACTTGCTAAAGTCCTTCCAGGAACCATTGCCGGGGTTATTGCCAAAGGACTAACCGGAGCAGGAGGGATTACAGGATTTATACTTTCGGCCCTTGGGGTAGGAGGACTGGGACTAGGTGCCTCAAGAGCCTTTGGCGGATTTAGGAGAGGTGTTCTTGCTGGAGAAGGTGGGGTTCCAGGCGCTATAAATAGATTCTTAGGTTCTCCTGTTGGCCCATTAAGACCAAGAGCTAGAGTCACTGGAAGTGGCCGAACACGTGGAGGCGGAGGTGGAAGAAGAACCGGAGAGGTTTCTCCTCCTGACTTAGATGATCTACTCAGTTCAATTAGAAATGAGGATGGGGCTCCTACACAAACATCTTATAGAAGGGGGCTTAGAGATAGAATCAGAGATAGATACTCAAGAACAATTGCTCCGAGATCACAATGGCCAAGGCCAGGACAAAATCTTGAATTACTTGCCCGTAGAAAAGCAATAACTGAGGGTAGAATCACTCCCTCAACCTCTGTATTAGCAGGCACTATAAGTGAGTTATTGACTCCAGAAGAAATTCTGTCGCAATATTCCCGGCCAGGCACAAAGATCAATAGATATAATACAATGTTCAAATCTATTGATATGCCAGATCAATATCTCACTCAAGCTGGCCCTCTTCCCCTCGAGTCAGCCGAACCTTGGACAATGGCCGAAGGAGCATATCAGCCATATATGGGTGAAGTAAATCCGGCTGTAACTGAAAGGAAAGACTTTCTTACCAATCAACGTAGACAGGGATTAATCGAAGAAGCAGCCTTTAGAAGAAAGATTAGAAGTAGACAAAGTGTAAGACAAAGATTTGCTCAAAGATATGGTCGTGGTGCGCTTTTAAGAACGCAAATGGGAAGATTAGGACGTGGTGGAGTACCCAATGTGCCCGGCGGGAAGTTTGGTCTTGCCATGACTGCACTTGGGTTGGGTGCAATGGCTCTCGACGCTGGGCAATCTCAAGCAGGACAAGATGAATTTGGACAAGAAATCCCTCAACCTAAAGTAGGAACGGGAGCTGCTTGGGGTTCTGTTGGTATGGGAGTTACTCAAGGAGCATTAGCCGGTTCAGCTTTAGGCCCATGGGGCGCGGCGATTGGTGGAGTTATTGGTGGTGGAATATCTCTGATGGATAAAGGTGTCAGAGATGCTATAGGAAAATCATTGAGAGACTTTGGATCTAATGCGCTTAAATGGGGTGGTGAATTAGCCGAAGGACTAAAATCCAACATATTTAAAGGATTTGAAACTATCAAAAACTTTGCAAAGGGAATAGACTGGAAGCAAAGAATCTTAGATATTGTATTCCCCGGCAGATCTTTGCTGAGAATGGGAGCGGAAAGAGTTGGTTTGGAGAGAAGTGGACGAAACTCCGGCTTTGGGGCTAATGTTAAAAATTGGCTTGCTAATATTCTAGGCCTTAAAGAAGTAGGTGGCCCCGTAATAAGAGGTGCTTCCTATATCGTGGGAGAAAGAGGTCCTGAGATTTACACACCTGGAGAAACTGGCACTATATCCTCTAATAGAGAGCTGAATTCTCTTATTTCTGGGGCTCAAAAAAATAAACCTATTAGTTCCTTAGATGGTGGAGGTGCAGTATTTAACATTACTATTAATGCCACCGGCTTAGCAGGTAATGATATTGCTGCTGCAATCCAACCTGCTGTTATGCAAGTACTGGACACCGCGTGGAGTAGATCTAACTCCAACATCGTAACAAGAGGAGCAACAATAATCTAATGATTAACTTACCACAAATAACTTCTAGGGTTGATACTGCAGAACTACAGAATATCAAAAACCAACTAGCTTTGCGCGATAGGATTAATGCTGATAACTATGAAAATATCCAGCTCGAAAGAAAAAATCCATCGGTAATTTTCTCAGAACAATCAAACCCGTCGCTCTCCGACTCAGCACTTCGAGGCCTATCTTATCCCCTAGAGCTTAATGGCAAAGGCGGATTAAAGCTATCCTCAAACTATGACAGAGTTGGCCAGCAAATACTAGAGGTCTTACAAACTCGCATTGGAGAAAGGGTCTATAGGCCATTCTTTGGTATTCCTGAATTGCTCTTTGAGACCATCGATGAATACACATTAGCTCAAACAATCCGCTCTCAGATTGGCTCAGTGGTACCCACAGGTGTGGAATTAGAGGTTAAAGTATCTCTATCCGAGGATGGTGGCGCTCAGATAATAGTATTCTATTCAGTCGAAGGTAGTCAACCCGCCCTTGTTAAATACGCATTTAGACCATGAGTCGTATCCATAAAAACTTTGCAGAATTTGGCTCAGATGCTCAGCAGATGATCATCGACCAGATTCAATCTATCGATCTTGAGAAGATTGGGCCAAAGTCCATTGCTCACGTCGGTAAAACACTTATCTCCCTAGTTAAGCAATCCCACCAACTCCAGGAAGATGTTGAAGAGGAGGAAGTACGGGATAACTGGATTGCTATTAGAGAACTTTCTCATATCCTCCTTGTTGAGATCCTTGAGAAGTTTAAAGAGTTGAGTGCCCTTGGTGAAATTCCTGAATGGGAACGGGCAAATGTCCTCAATCTTCTCCAAGAGATTACAAAAGTCTGCCACGCAGAAGAAAAACGCGATGCCCTCTCAGAGATCAATACTGGGAAAGTCATTGATGACAAAATACTCGACGAGATGTTAGGATTATGATGAACATTGACCAGGTCAGAGCAGGTGGTGAGGGAATGCTCTCCTCTGCCAAGAAACGCAAAGAGGAAGAAGCAGCCGAAGGACCAGATCTCTTCCAAACCAAAGAACAAAAAGTTAAAGTAAAAGTCCCAGACGGATGGCATACTAAGGAGCCATGAGATGCCCCGCGAATGGAACACTCCTGTTAGAGAGTGTTGGAATGCCCCCATTCATAACATTCTCAAAGCAATAGATAATCATACTCAGATATACCTAAGAACCGGGGATAAGTGGCATCTTGAGCAGGCCGCCTTCCTCAGGGTATATGTTTCAGATCTTAAGACTTGGATACATAGTCAAGAGAAGAATCAGTTTAAGGATTAGGGAGAGTTATAATTACCCATGCCTTTACGCCAAGGATCTTCGGATAAAGTAATCCAAGAAAATATTAAATGTATCTTAGATAAAGACGGATGTGGCTATGACCCACCGTATTTAGATCCGGCTAGGGATGAATATACACCGGCCCAGGCTGCGGCTATTGCCTATGCAAAAGCCGGGCGTAGAAACAATGTGGGTAAGAAAACCTCTGCTTCTAAAAAAACAAAGAGCGTAAAAACCCAAGAGGTTAAAACACCTGAAGGGAAAAAGGACGAGCCAAAGGGTGATAAGTCTACATCCCCTGCTCAATCCGCCAAAAAAGAAAAAGACACAGATACTAAAAACCCAGCAAATAACATCCAGATCCCCGATGGGTGGAAAACACAGCAACCTGGAGGGGATATTGATAGTTCAAAAAAGAACCAACCTCCTGAGGGAGCTCCTAAGCCTCAGGGGGGTCAGAAAACTCCCGAACCTCCGTCATCTGCTGGTGACGACTACGAAAAACTCTACCAAGACAATAAGGATCTCCTTGAGAAGGCGTATGGGGGTAATGGTATTGATGTAAAGGGAGGTGTATGGGACATCCTAGAAGATAAGATGAAGCAGTATATGTTAGATACTGCTCCAAAGATTGTAGCAGAAAAAGAAAAGAATAAAAAAGCAAAAGCACAGGCTCCTGCTCCTGCTCCTGCTCCTGCTCCTGCTCCTGCTCCAAAGGATGGTAATAATAGCGGGGGTGGAGATGCTGGGAGCGATGATAATAAGATGCTCCAAAACATCCTTGATTCTCCAGATGTTAATGATGCTTATAAAAAAGCTATAAAGAATCAATGGAAGAATAGCACTCCTGAAGAAAAAAAGGCAATACATGACCAATACGTAAATAATATAAAACCTGCTCCTGCTCCCACTCCAGAGCCTCCCGCACAATCCCAACAACCAGCACCTTCTTCGGCATCTACTGAAGATAAATACGAAAAACTCTACCAAGATAATAAAGATCTTCTTGAGGAGGCATATGCCGCGGACGGAACTGACGTTAAAAAGGTATGGGACTTAGTAGGTGATAGTTCGAAACAGTTTATGTTAGATGAGGCTCCAAAAGTTATAGAAGAAAAGAAGAAAAAGCAAGCAGCCCAACAGACTTCTCCCCAGCCCCAGCCTACTGACGTAAATACTCCGCAGGATTGGAATTGGGACCCAAATAATTATGGCCCACAACTTAAAGGTGATCAACTATATTTCCAAGGTAAAACATATAAAGAATCTGGCACGCTTCCAGGATCAACAGCACCTAAACTATATGTCGATGAAGATGGTAAGCCAAAGTTTGTTGTAAAAGATAATGGTGGAAATGTAGATCAAACCAATTCTGAATACATAGCTAATAGAGTATATAATGAATTAGCTCAGCATATGCCAATTGGCGCGTCGGCATCTAGATTGGCAGATGGAAAACTAGTAAATAGTTTCATCCAAGATGGTAAGACATTAAAACAACTTTCACCCCAAGAGTTGGTTGATAATAAAGTATATTCTAGCATAAGAAAATCTATGTTAGCCGATGCTCTATTGGCTAACTGGGATTTTATTGGATTAGATCGTGATAATATAATGATGGATAAATCCGGCAATCTTATCAAAATAGATGCTGGAGGCACATTTAACTTTAGAGCTCAAGGAGATAATAAAAATTACAATGCTCTCCCGATGGAGATGTGGAGTCTTAAGGATGATAAAAATGGGCAAGGAAACCCGTATTGGAAGAATGCCATAGATGATGATTATAAGCATCTATGGACAGATCAAATAAGCCAACTCTATGTACATTCCTCTAATCTCAAGAAGATTGTAGATAAGTCTAACTTAGATGATAATGTAAAAGCTGCTTTTGGAAAAAGAGTAGATTCTTTAATTATTGCCAAGGATGAGATAGATGACTTTGCAAGTAAATCTGGGGATCCTGAGTCTTGGAAGGATGTTGATCAAGCATTAAAAGCTGCCTTTGAAAAGTCACAAGCAATTGATCCAAATAATCCAGATTGGGAATCAGAATTAAGAAAAAATATAGCAAGTGAATTAAGTACTGTAAAAACCAAAGCTAGTAATAGCGTATTTAATCAATCTAATAAGTATTTTGATAAACAAGAATATGAAGACTATATTGTATCAGCAACCGCATTAGCATCAGGTAGTCCTGGAGGCGATGCTTTTAAAAATGCTACTGATGACCAAAAATATTCTATCTATGCCTACACTGGAAGCGCATATGAAGATCTTAATATGTATTTAAATTTTGGAAAAAGTTTAAACCAAGAACATGCAGAACATAATGAGAACTTAGGGAATTCGATAGAATCTTTATTGGATACTTTACCACCTGATACTAATACATTATATAGAATGAATGCTGTACCCGATAGCTTTCCTGATTCCCAACAAGCTATTAAAAATCTCAAAGTTGGAGATGTAATTGCCACGGCTGGATTCGACTCATATACTAGATATGATGATGGTCTGGTTATGAATACATTCGGAAAAGGACCTGGCCATTTCCATTATGTATCCGTATATCAAGGAAATCAAGCTAGGGACGTAGATCCTATTTCTATGTGTAGGGGTGAGAAAGAATCCTTATTACAAAGAGGTAGTAATTTAAAGGTTTTAAAAATTGAGGAAGTGCCTTTGAGTAATTTTCCAAAACTTTCAGATAATAGATATCCAGATACGCACGCAACAGGGATGATTAAAGTTATTACTTATGGAGATGCCTAATGGACAATAAACTTAGCCCGGAATTAGAACAAAAATTACAAAAGAAGCATGGATGGGGAGAATTCTCCGCGATTAAAGTAGTAAAGAAAGCTGTTCAAAAACCTGAAGGTTGGAGAGAACAGGGAAAATGATCGTTTAAAGTACTATATAAATAGTATTAATATCATGCCACTCAAAGAAGGCTCAAGTGATGAGACCATCTCAAAAAATATAAAAACAGAGATGGAATCGGGTAAACCACAAAAACAAGCCATAGCCATCGCCTTGGATAAGGCTGGTAAATCCACCTCGGATAATGCAGAACCAGAAGAGGGACAAATGGCCCAAGGGGATGTCCGTGCGATCATGGCCATGGCCAAAAAGATCGATGATATGGTCTCAGAGATGACCGATCTGCCTGAATGGGTCCAGGCAAAAATCACCAAAGCCCAAGACTATTTAACATCAGTTACCCAACATCTATCGCATCCAGGAGAAGATCAAATGGCACAAGATATGGGCGAAGGAAAAGACCACGATAAGGATGGTGATGTTGACTCTGATGATTACATGATGGCAAGAGATAAGGCAATCGATGAAGCCATGGGTAAGGATGAGGAAACCTCTGACAATGCCGAAGACTCCGATCCTTGCTGGAAAGACTATGAGATGGTTGGAATGAAGAAGGGTAAGGGTGGTAAGCCTGTTCCTAACTGTGTACCCAAGTCTTCTGACAATGGTGAATGTGAAGAATGTTCTGACGAGTACTCAGAAGTAAATGTTCCTGACGGTTGGTCGGTAAGTTCCAATGTCTACAAAAATTAATATACCTGATGGTTGGTCAGTAAGTCCTTCTTTTGGGGAGATTCCATCTCCTTATGATAAGAAACAACATCTCGAAGGTCAGCATGATAAGCAGGATAGCGGCATAGATGATGAGGTCTCTGATGAGGCTAATATGTCCGAGGAAGAATATAAATATTGGTCTAAAGAATACGCAGAAGAGACCAATTATGCTGACGATGGTAAAAAATATACTCACACGTATAAAGATCCTAAGACTGGCAATACCCGTAAAGTCCGCTATGGTGCAAAAGGATACACCATCGCCCCAGGGACAAAGAAAGGCGATTCCTATTGTGCCAGATCCTTGGGAGACATGAAGTCTGAAGGGATGGACTGTTCCGGTCCAGATAAAAATACTCCGATGTGCCTATCAAGGAAAAAATGGAGATGTAAAGGGGCCAAGTCATCTAGGTAAAGATATCCGTATATCTAGGGGGGTTTACAGATCCCCCTTTGTCGTTTAAAGTAGGATAAATCCTTTACCCAGGAGACTCTATGACTACAGTGTTCCTCTATACGTTTCTATTTTCTACCTGGGGGCTAGGACTTTTATCTTGGATGGTGGCTTTAGGAAACTTTATTACAAAAAATAACATCTCAAATCAAGAACGTTATATTGAAATAACTCAAAAGAAAGCACTATTTAATCGCTTCAATGATCTCAGTGGTATCCAGGCCTACGGATCTAAGTCCCAACCCTCAAAACGTGCTCCTTGGGGGAGAGTTGGTGAAGCAGAAGAGAGTCCAGAATTGATCCCAGATAAGATTAAAGAATTGATGAAATCATCACCTAATCATCCAGAGGTCGAAGAGATTGATGGATCTGATCAGATTCTCGGAGTTAAATTTGAAGCACGTGATTATCCTCCGGTATTTGGAGACGGCGATGGAGACGATGAAGAATGAAACCCCCTGCTTGTGGTATTGATCTAATCAAAAGATTTGAAGGATGCCACCTCAAGGCATATCCAGATCCCCTCAGTGGCGGTAAGCCCTATACCATAGGCTGGGGATCTACTAAGAAGATGGATGGCTCACCATTTATCTTAGGAGAAGCAATCACCCAAGATGAGGCGGATAGGCTCCTTCTGGATCAATTAGAGAAGGCTTATATGCCAGCTCTTCTAAGAATCCCGCATATCAACGAGATGTCAGAAGAGCAGATGGGAGCCCTGCTCAGTTTTGCCTATAATTTAGGCGCTAGGTTTTATGGTTCTGATGGATTTGAAACCATCTCACGTAGATTAAGGAATAAGGAATGGGATCTTATTCCAGATGCTTTATTGTTATATAGAAACCCTGGAAGTAATGTAGAGGAAGGATTAAAAAGACGTCGTGTTGCTGAAGGGGCCCTTTGGTCTAAAGGTAATAGAAAAAATAAAATGGAAAAACAACAGATTGTAGCATTATGCGATACGCTCCTCAAAAAAGAGCCATTACAATCCTACCAACTTGACTTCAATCAGAAGAAACAAGTTCAAAAGGGCAAGGGGTATCAAGTAATTGATATCGTGGATGAGGGTACTCATTCTAAAGTAACTTTGGATTATGGAGCTGGTATTTGGTATATTTATAACCCTCATTGGGAGGTAGAGGGTGTTAATGCAGTAGACCATGAGGCAAATAAGCATACTATCCTCAAGGTAAAGTATTTCCCTCAAAGAGATAGTCGGACCACGCATGCACATCGTATGTGTTTCTCTAGTTCATGCGCGATGATGGCAGACTATCTCAATCCAAATGCGATTGATGTCGCTGAGCAAGAGGACGATTTCTATATGAAGAATTATGTCTTCAGATACGGAGATACAACAAGCTCTTCTGCTCAAATCCAAGCATTAAGAGACCTTGGTATCAAGGCCCAGTTTCGCCAAAATCTCTCTCAAAAAGATATTGAAGCACAAATCGACAAAGGAATCCCTGTGCCAGTAGGTATTCTCCATCATGGTCATGTTTCCGCTCCTCGTGGCGGAGGGCATTGGGTTTGTATCATTGGTTACGATAAAGAGAATGCTCAGTATATCGTCCATGACCCGTATGGTGAGTTAGATCTAGTCAATGGAGGCTATTATGGCTCTACCAATGGCGCATCTGAACGTTATTCTTATGTCAATTTCAACAAACGCTGGATGGTAGAAGGAATGGGCACAGGTTGGGGGATTATTTCTGAGAAGAAATAGGGAAATTACTACTCAAAAAGTAGTATTTCCCTCCCATGTTTTACCACTTTACCAGATTAAAATATAATAGATGAGTCGCCTACGGGGTCTTGTCTATTATCTTTATGCTTTTTAAGGTAAAACAATGCTTGATTTATTTGTAACTTCACCCTACTCTAGAAAAAGAGTCGAGCCAAGTGAGCTCGAGAAACAACTCATGGATACGTTCTTTGGCACTTCTAGTTCTTCTGTGAACTTTCCAAAGTACAATGTCTATCGCAACATGGACGGTAATCCATACATCACCTATATGGAGTTCGCTCTTGCGGGATATAAGAAAGAAGATCTAGATATTAAACTAGAAGGAGGTTATTTGCATGTCTTAGGTAAAGGTGGTGCAGATATTAAAGACAGAGAATATTCCCATAGGGGGATGGCGCGTAGAGACTTCGATGTTAAGTTTTACATCGAGAAGGATGTTGAAGTTAAATCCGCTAAGTTCTCAGACGGGCTTTTAACTATTGAGCTGGAAAAATTAGTACCTGAAGAGAAAAAACCCAAGTCCATTCAAATCTGGTGATCTAACCACATTACAGACTGTAACATCAAGGAGGCTTCGGCCTCCTTTTTATGTTATGATGATCGGAGAAAATCCGATTTTCCCCATGAAAACGATCTCAGAAGTCCAATCCGCCCTCTCAAAGATTATTGAGAAAACCATTCCCCACTCCGTATTCATCTGGGGTCCGCCTGGAATCGGTAAGTCTTCCATTGTCCGTAAGGTCGCAGAAGATAACCGACTCGATCTGATCGATCTGCGAATCTCCCAGTTGGCCCCCACTGATCTCCGAGGACTGCCTTTTGTTGAGGATAGGGTGGCTAAGTTTGCTCCTCCGTCCTTCCTCCCACAAGATGGCCAAGGGATTCTCTTCGTAGACGAGTTTAATATGGCCTCCCCATCGATGATGGGTATTGCCCAACAACTCATCCTAGATCGCCAAGTGGGTGATTATAAAGTCCCTGAAGGTTGGTTTATTATCGCAGCAGGGAACCGTGCTGAGGACCGTGCAGCAGTGAGTCAAATGCCTGCTCCTGTGGCTAATCGTTTCATCCACTTCCAAGTAGAGTCCGATCTTGCGTCGTGGAAAGAATATGCTATTAAGAAAGGACTCAATGAGCAAATCATCTCCTTCCTAAATTTCCGTCCGCAACTTCTTTTCGATTTCAATAAGAACGCCACAGCATGGCCATCACCTCGGAGTTGGGAGTTCGCAAACTCTCTCCTTGACATCGACCTTGAGATCGATTCTGCAATTGGTGATGGAGCAGCAGCAGAATTCTATGCCTATCAAACCATCTATTCCAAACTGCCAGACATCTCCGCGATTCTATCCGGTGAGCAAGTTGAGGTTCCCCATGAACCTTCTTTGATGTACGCTGTAAGTGGCGCGCTCGTCTCCCGAGCAAAGTCCGCCCAAGACTTCTACAATGGGGTTAAATGGTTGATCAATGGAACAACTGAAGATTATGTTGGTCTCTTTATGGGAGATGCTATGATCTCCATGCAAGCGAACAATTTCCAAGGGGCGTTTGTTAAGCTTATCTCTAAGGATCCCCAGGTTAAGGCCTTTATCACCAAGTACCAGGAGTTGCTGCGATGAGCATCGAAAAAACAATTGTCAAGTCCCGAGTAAAACTTCTCAAGGAATCGCCATTCTTTGGCACTTTATTGCTCAATACTCGGTATAAGATCACTGAGGATATTTCCACTGCTGCCACAGATGGCGATCTCTTGATGCTCAATGAGCAGTTTATGGAGTCACAATCTCCAGAGCATTTCCGCTCTATCCTCCTTCACGAGGTATTGCATATGGCTCTGGAGCATATCGAGAGGATGAAGGATGTCTTTGATAGTGATCCATTAACTGCTAATCTTGCCGCTGACATCGTCGTCAATGGGATTATCCAAGATAATCGTATGCTCCTCCCTAAGGAGGCAATCACAGACCCAGACCTGAAGCATCTTAGTGTTAGAGAGATATACAATATCCTCAAACAAAAACAACAAGAAGATCCAAACTTCTTGAAGAATAAATACGGGACAGACGGCAATAACGTCAATCAATGCCTCCAACCATCTAGTGATGGCAATAGTAAGACTAAAGAAGGCAATGGTCCATCTTCCAAAGGAGATAAAACTAATTGGAAAGACGTGCTTAATAAAGCAGCAACAATCGCCCGGAGTAAAAACGCTGGACCAGTTGGTTCTGGATTGAGTCGGATATTCAAGGAATTCCTTGAGCCTACTATTAATTGGAAAGATATCCTTTATAGATATATTACTGCTTCCCGCACTGACTTTGAAGGGTTTGATCGGCGTATGATCCACCAAGGCCTCTATCTCGATGATCTTGGTGGAGGGAAGATTAAAGTTGCTTTGTTCTTAGATACCTCGGGATCTGTGGATGAGCAATTATTGTCTGAGTTCTTTGCCGAGGTAAAGTTTGCTGTCAATGCCCTGCCCAATACCGAAGGAGAAATGTGGTATTTTGATACCGAACTCTATCCAGAAGGTGATATTAAAGAGATCTCAGTTCCTAAGATCAAAGGGGGAGGAGGTACATCATTCAAGCCCGTTATGAAGAAACTTCAAGAACTCCATGAGGAGGATGCTTCCTCTCAGATTCTTGGTATTGTATTTACTGATGGGTATGCTAGGGTGGATAATTGGCCTGAACCTGATTGCGGTTTGTTGTGGTGCATTAGTCCCGGTGGAGTGGATAATGAATACTTTCCATGCGGCGATGTGGTTAGGATCGTTAAGTGATAGTTTAAAGTAGACTATATAGTAACTGATATGGCAGATCCAGGATTTGAAAATGGCTGGGAAGTCCCCGGCCATGATTACCAGGCACATAGTGGAGCTACTGCTTCTCATGGACCCACTCAAGTGGTATATAAGAAGGGTGGAGCATCCGGCAAAGTTGTAGCAACTGAGACCATTACCTACGACGTTAACAATAATATCGCCACCCGTTCCATCGCCTGGGAACCAGACATTCTCATGTGAGTATAAGTAATGCCATTTTATAGTAATCCACTAGAAACTCATCCTGTTGATGAGGCCATTAGCGTAGCCAATAATAAGATGTTCTACGTTCATCAGCTTGCTGATACGCGTGGGATAATCATCGATCCATTCTCCCTGTCGAGTTCGTCCTCTTCGGCCTCGGCAGGGTTTATAGATGCTTTTGGCCGGCAGCGAATATCCCAGCCTCATACCATCGGAGACTATAAGCATCTTTACGCCATAGATCCTAACTTTCTAGATAGTTTGAATGCTGGAGGAGCCGTAAATTTTGATCCGAATAAAGCCGCGGCTACTCTATCTACGTCTAGTAACCCGGCATCTTACGCCATCCATCAGACAAAACTATACCACCAATATCAACCAGGAAAGTCCCAACTTATCCTATCATCATTTGTTTTTGGAACTGCTGTTACTAATGTAACTAAGCGGACTGGATACTTCGATGATAGAAACGGAATCTACTTCGAGCAGACAGGCAATGGTACTCTTAACTGGGTAATTAGGAATTATGTTACCGGATCTCCAGTTGAAACTGGTAATCGTATAGCTCAAGCAGACTGGAATGTTGATCCATGCGATGGCACTGGTCCTAGTGGATTTGATATTGATATCACTAAAACCCAACTCATCTTCATCGACTTTCAATGGCTAGGAGTTGGTAGGGTTAGATGCGGATTTGTCCATAATGGAACAATGATCATCGCCCATGAATATCTCCATTCAAATGAGAGAGATACCGTCTATCTCTCATCCCCCAATCTCCCTGTGAGATGTGAGATTAGAAATACCGGCGCGACTACTGGCGGATCTTTTGACCAGATCTGCTCCACTGTGCAAAGTGAAGGGGGCTACCAAGAAACAGGGATAGACTGGGAAGTAGCTAATACATCTATGAGAAACACTCCGACTCCAGGTGGTTCTGCTTTTCCAGTCTTAGCAATACGTCTCAGAAATACCTTTGGTGGTACTCAGAATCGTATAAGCGCTATACTTACTAATGTGGGATTATATGTGGAGACTAAACCAATTCGTTATGAGATTGTTAAGTTACCTGGCGTTTCAAGTTTAACAACTACTAATGTAGGTGGGTTAGTCTGGACGGATGTAGATATAAATAATAGTGGAGTACAGTATTGCGTCAATGCTACTGGTTACGTTTCTACTGGCGCATCTTCTCTATTTGGAGGGTTCTCATCCGCTGGTACTTCTCAGAACTCTCGAAGTGAAGTAGGAGCAGGGGGACTTACTGCTTCCAAGAAGAACTTTATCTCACAGAATTATGACTCATCTGATTCTGAGATCTATGCAGTTCTGGTTCGTACCATCGCCACTGGGCCAAGTGACTCAGCATCCGTAGCCTGCTCTCTCCAATGGAGAGAAGTCTATTAATCCTTGACATAACAACAGATCTATGATAAGATGGGGAAGAGAAATCTTCCCTTTCTTTTTATGCCAGAACTGGTTAAACTCGTCCATGTTACTCCCGAGGCCGAGCATCTCATCACCGACATGGCGCGTGTGTCGGCTCCCAAGAACCAAGGGAATTATGATACTGCCTCGCGTCTAATCAAATACCTAATTAAACATCGTCATTGGAGTCCATTTGAAATGGCATCAATGGCCGTAGAGATTAACACTACTCGCGATATCGCAGCGCAAATCATCCGTCATCGTTCCTTCAGTTTCCAAGAGTTCTCCCAGCGATACGCTGATGTGAAGGACCTTGGACAGATTTGTGTCCCTGAGTTCCGTCGTCAAGATACCAAAAACCGTCAGAACTCTATCAATGACCTTGATCCTGAGTTGGTCAAAGCATTCGAGCAACGTACCCGTATGCTCTTTGCAGAATCCCAAGAACTCTACGACGACATGCTCGAGGCAGGGATTGCTAAAGAATGCGCTCGTAAAGTCCTGCCGATGAACTCCCCGAGTAGGATTTATATGCATGGTACTCTACGTTCTTGGATGCATTATATTGAGCTTCGTTGTTCTAATGGAACACAGAAAGAGCATATGGATATCGCTAACGATATCGCCGATATTTTCGCTGAACAATTCCCATCTATCTATCAAGCTTTAGAGGAAATCAAGGGTGAACCGGAACCTCAACCCAAACCTTATGTGATCCCAGAACCTAAAAAAGCCCCCAAGCGGACTTGGAGGCAAAGGATCAAGGATTATCTTTTGGATCGAATTTTTGATCTATAATTAACCGATATAGGTTTTTTTAAGAAGAAGCAAAAGTTCGGGGGCGTTGATAGACTTAGTGTCTACGGCGCTCCTAATTTTATCTGCAACTGCACGTTCTTTATCGCCAATAACCCCTTTCTCGATCTTTTCAGATGCGATTTGAGGGATCCATTGTTGTGAGATAACACGGACAATCTTATTAACTTCTTCGATAGTTAGTTTGCCATCATAACCAACTTCTATGGCAAGGGCAATAGCGCGATCGATATCTCCGTCTTTCCATCCTTGAAGACTTCCGTCTAGGATCGGATCGACAATATTATAAATAGTTTTTATTGAGGGTCCGAGTTTTGAAAGCAGAAACTTAGCTGCGAGTTTATCCCAACCAGCAATGATAGCACCAGCAGCAGCACCACTGGCAGCGCTGAGAATAGCCGGAAGGATCTGTGTTGAGAACCAAGCGGTGAGCATAATATAGTACCTCCTAGTTGTCCTTAAACGATAATTGTCTCCGCCCCATTGTCATGTGGATATGGCGGGGAATTGTGACAATTTTTAAAAAACACCCACGCCAGCCTAGGCTTGCTGTGCCTATATGCCGGCTACAAAGTGTGCATAACCCTCGCCACGCAGGGCGGCGCCCGAGAACTACACTT